AAAGCATGATTTAGGCTTATCAATTGTTGAATTAAACAAAGAGCAGAGTAAATTTTTTAAAGATTATATAAGTCAAAAATGGTACAATCGTGGTATTATGATAAAAGAAATTGATATAATACGTGAGCAAGAAGGTTGGTAATTATTACACATGCTAAGTTCACGAATATGCGTTATTGGTTTGCCACGAAGCGGTAGCCAATATGCAGTAGAGTTAATAAAATTAAATGGTTATTATCCATATTATGATTTAGTTGAACCGTTTGAGCCTGATAAACAAATTATTGATATTCAGCATAACAAGGTTATTCTTACTCAAAAAAGAAAGTGTGATGAACAACTTAGAATACCAAGAGCCTTACATAAACTTTCTATAGCAGATATAAATCAACCACTAATAACAAGAGTGTTTCCTGTAAAAGAGCAAAAAACACATTTTATAACTATAATAAAAACCTTAACTGATCTTAATTTTGATTTTGTTGTACTTAAAAGAAATAATATTGAGCATCATTTGCTTAGTTTTGCAGTTGCCTTAGCCACAGATATATGGACTAAATTTTCAAATACAAAAAATAAACCCATTATTGTAACTCATTTTGCCCAAATTAAGTGGTTATACAATGAAATAACATCCTATAATAAACTCATTGAAGATTTAAATTTAAACTATGATATGTTGCATTATGAAACAATAGTAGATGATTTGTCACGTGTGATGGGTTTTCTCATAAATACCAACGTCAAAATTTACAAACAAGCAGAAAGTAATCCATATGATCGTATTGCCAATGCTGACGAAGTACGTGATTATATCCAAAAACTATTACAATGACCAAAAAATATTTTAAGTTAGTCCATAATAATCCTGAACATGCTAATTGGTTTGTAGTCAATTGGTGTATAGGAAATACTTGTAACTATAGTTGTAGTTACTGTCCTGAAGATTTACACAATGGAACTAATGCATGGCCTGACCCTAATGAAGTAAAAAGTTTTATTGCACGTGTAGCAGACCAAGTTTTCCCTAAAAAACTGTATTTTGAATTTACAGGTGGTGAAGTTACACTATGGAAACATTTTGTAGATGTATGTCAATTTTGTAAAGACTTAGATATAAAAATTGGATTAATTAGTAATGGTAGTAGAACCGTGCGTTGGTGGGAAGAAAATAAACATTACTTTGATCATGTGTGTTTAAGCTTTCACCCTGAAGAAGCAGACTTTGATCATTTTGTAGAAGTTATTAAAACAGTACATAAAGATTTAAGAACTCATGTTAATATCATGATGAGTCCTGAAAAGTTTGAACAATGCTATACATTAGCTAACAAAATTAAAGCATTGGGCAATTTAAGCATGGCTTTACAACCACTTATACATGATTTTGGTGATACACTGTATGACTATACTGATATACAACATAAGATATTTGATCGTCAATATGAACTCATCATAAAACATATTAAGCACACAAAGGAGTTTCCATACTATCGTGGAGCTATGAGAAAAGTGTATGAAGATGGCACAGAAGAATCATTTACAGCACAGCGTTTTATTAATGATAAAACTAATGATTGGAGTGGATGGGATTGTTACGCAGGAGTAGAGCAGATTATTGTAGACATGGATGGTAAAATCTATCGTGGTTGGTGTAAAGAAGGTGGTTGCGTAGGTGATATATACGATAAAAATTTACAAATACCTGAGGATGCTGTAATTTGTTCAAAGAAAATGTGCCATTGTAATTTTGACATTATGAGCACAAAAGAATTAATTGGTGGACAATAACAAAAAATTTTGTCCCTTACCGTGGATTAATTTATCAATAGACGTAAACGGTAGTCTGCGACCATGTTGTAGATATTTGCAACCCAATGCTCAAGTAGACTATAAATTACCATACATTTATAACCAAGGTAATTTAGATAAACATTATAACAGTAGTGCTTGGAAAAGATTACGACGAGCATTTATTAATGGTGAACAACCACCTGAATGTACAATGTGTTGGAATGATGAACAAGGTGGCGTAAAAAGTTATCGTGAAACCTTTGTTGAAAGTAAAAATATTGACATTAGTCATGTAGATTTTACGTCAGATACAGTATCAGCACCAATAACTTTAGACTTTAAACTTAATAACGTATGTAACTTAAAGTGTAGAATATGTGGTGCACAAGCGTCTTCAACTTATGCAAAAGAATATCAGATATTATGGAACATAGAATTACCTGATTTGAACTATTGGACACATGATAAAATTGTCAATACTCCAAATGAAGATGTGATTGCTAAGTGGGCACACAATATACAACACATTGAAATGACAGGTGGTGAACCGATGACTTCACCTGAAAACACTAAAATACTTAATATTCTTAGTGATGTAACCAATTTGTCTGATAAAACTATGTTGATTAATACTAATGTGACACATTGGAACCAACAATTAATTACTTACTTGACTAAATTTAAAAAAGCTACTATATGTTTAAGTATAGATGATTTGTATGAACGACAAGAGTATCATCGTTACCCAAGTGAGTGGAGCGTAATAGAAAAAAATGTAGATAAATTCATTGAATTAAAAAATAGTTACAGTAATATAGAAGTTATATTGTTTTGTACTGTAAGCAATTTTAATGTCTATTACTTACCTGAGTATGCAGCGTGGGCAGAGAGTAAAAATTTGTTTGTACATTATAACATTTTGCATACAAGTGAAAAATATAGTATCAGAAATTTACCATTGCTTGTTAAAAGTAGGTTGCAAAATAGGTTAGAATCATTTCCAAAAATACTTAATTTTATGATGTTACCCCAACAACATGGGCAGTGGGAAAAGTTTATTGAAGAAGTTGATGTGTTGGATAATTATCGTAATCAAAATTTTTCTGAAACTTTTCCAAAATGGAGTGAGGTACTAGGGTTATAACTAAATAAAATTTATGAATAAAGTCATAGAAATAAAAACTGCAGGAGATATAAAAAACACTGTATGTCAATTTGCTTGGGATTACAGTGTATTAAACATATCACGTAATGAGCTACGTAATTGTTGTCGTTCACGCAGTCACAAAATTTTACCTGAAGATTGGCGTTTAGAACGGGGATTGTTTACTCATTTTCCACCTATTGTTAATGTACGCAAAGACATGCTACGTGGTATACGTAATGAAGCGTGTAATGTATGTTGGGATATAGAAGATAGTGGAGCAAAAAGTGCAAGAACAAGTTGGGATAGATTTGTAAATTTTATTCAATCTAAAAAACTATGGCCTAATTTATCACGTGATGAATTAAAAGTCAAGTTACAAGATTTAAACGATGATGAAATAGAAATGTTAAGTCGTTTGCCTCATACAAATATGATTGAAATAAGTTTAGGCAATATATGCGATTTAAAATGTTTGTATTGTCATCATCATTATAGTTCACAATGGGCAGCAGAACGTCTTAAATATGGTGAAATTAAACCTGAAGAAATGGAAATAGAACTTCCTAAAATTAAAGATACAGTGTATGAAACATATTGGTGGGATTGGTTTGAAAACGAAAGTGGTTACAATACATATTGCATTAACTTTATTGGTGGTGAACCATTAATTATAGAAAAATTTTACACTTATGCTGACAGAATATGTAAGTTTTATGATGACCACAAAACCGAACAGAAGAATATTGATTTTAGTATTGTAACAAACTTTAATACACCAAAGAAGTTTTATGATCGTTTTTTAGATACTACACTGCGCATTGTGTCAGTGGAACAATTTACTCTAGATTTTAATGTAAGTTGCGAAAGCATTGGTCAACGTGCTGAATATATTCGTACAGGAACAGATTGGAATGTAATGACAGAAAATATTGAGCATTACATTGAGTTTATTAATTTAATTGACCCTGAACAACAGCGTATTATTTTCAACTTACAAATTGCTCTAAATGCTTTGTGTATATCAGATTTGCCTAATTTTATACGTTGGATTATAGATTTACAAGAGCGAACCAATCGTAAAATACATTTGCGTCAAAACCAAATTAGTCATCCTCATTGGTTAAGTCCTTATATTTTACCCACAGAATATTCAAAATATGTCAGTGAAGCCATTGATATTATGGCTGACTATTTAAAACAACCTAAGATGATGGTTGCAAACTATAATTTGTTTGGAAGATGGGATCATTACATGAGTTTTTTACAAACAGTTAAACGTGGTTTAGAAAATCCTGAAAAAAATAATAAAGCAAAACGTGAATTTGCTGAAAATGTCATTAAAATGCAACAACGTAGAAACATACATTTTGAACCAACGTTTCCTGAGATGGTTCCTTTTTTAATTGATTGTAAAAGATTATTATGAATTGGGAAAAATATCAAGTAGCAATAGCTAACAATAACTTGTTTCAAGCTATTGATGAGGATTATGATTGGGGAATAAGCAACACAGAGGATTGGGAATCTAAAATACCAAGTAATTTCTGTTCCGCACCATTTATAAATATGGAAATTACAGCATCAGGATCAATAAGACCTTGTTGTAAGTATGATGGTTTTAAAAGTAATGATTCAGATGATACTTTAAAAACTATTTCATTAGAAAATTTATATAATAGTAAGGAATTGAACACATTGCGTGATCAATTTATGCGCAACGAAAAACCAAAAAAATGCGAGATATGTTGGGTTGAAGAGGATAAGTCAATAAAAAGTTTAAGGCAAATATCTAACTATAATTGGATACATAAGCCTTCTTGGGGCAAACCACCTGAGCCAAAAAAAGTAAATTTTAACCAAGCATTTAAAGGACAACCTACTAACATAGATTTAAAATTAAGCAATCTATGTAATCTTAGATGCAGGGTGTGTGGTCCGTGGTCAAGTAGTCAATGGATTAAAGACTATAACGAATTGGTATGGGCAGATAAAAGGACTATTAAAGTATGGAGTGAGAATGCAAAAGAAAAACTGTTAGTCAATGAGGAAAATACAAAAATTTTATTGAATTGGGCTGATGGACTTTTGCGCTTTGAATTTTTTGGTGGCGAACCTATGATGCAACAAGAGCATGATAGAATTTTAGACTTGATGATTGAAAAAGGTGCTTCTAAAAAACAAGACTTATTATATAATACTAATGGTACTATTTTTAATCAAGATATTATTGACAAGTGGGTAAACTTTGATTTTATTGTCGTTAATTTTAGTATTGATGATGTTGGAAAAAGATTTGAATATCAAAGAAAAAATGCTGTTTATGCAGAAGTACTCTCCAACTTACAAAACTATAAACTAATATCATCTTATTATCAGTTTAAACATAAGTTTTATATTTACATCACAGTAAGTATATATAATGTATTTTACTTGGACAATATTTTTGATGAGTTATCTGAATTAGAGTTTCCATTTATATTAAATATCTTACATCACCCTCAAAACTTGTCTATTATTAATATGCCTAATCATGTTAAAAAAGTTATAACACAGAAATTAAGCAACTATAAATATGTTAATTATCATGCACAAACCGTAAAAATTCATGACATATTAGAGTTTATGAATTCTAAAGAGTATGACAAAAAAGAATGGATAAAATTTTGTAATTATAATACCCAAATTGACGTTTTGCGACAAGAAAAATTTAGCGATGTTTTTTCAGAATTTTATGAAGAAATAAAAGAGGACATTCCAAGAATATTATGAAAGTATTATGTAGCGCACCATTTAATAGTTTAACTATTAATCCTGATAAAAGTGTAAACCCATGTTGTGGATGGGATTATAAAGATTCTTGTGGAAACTTAAACAAAAGTACGATACAAGAAATAAGAACAAGTGATTTTATGAAAAGTGTTAAACAGCACATGCTTGATGGTGTATGGCATCCTAGTTGTCGTTTTTGCAAACAGCGTGAAGAACAAACTAATACAAGTGTTAGGCTGAATGTTTATAGTAAAGTTCCTTATGACCCATCTGAAAAAATTTTATACTTAGAATATAGTAGTACGAATACCTGTAACTTAGCTTGTGCTATGTGTAATGAAGATTGGAGTAGTGCATGGGTTGAATTAGCTAACAAACATGGATGGAATAATGACGGTGTTCATAAAATTGAACCAATTAACCGAGATATTGCAAGAAAATTATTAGATAATATTGACCTATCAAATTTACAAACATTGTGGTTAAAAGGTGGAGAACCATTTCTTAATAAAGAAAATGTTTTAGTATTACAAAAGCTTAAAGAAATTGACCAACTTAAGCATGTTAATATTATGGTTACTACTAATTGTACTGTCATTAATGAACCTATATTAGAATATATTGAACAAGCAAAAAGTGTAATTTTTGTTTGTAGTATTGATGCAATTGGTGAATTAAACACTTGGATAAGATTAGCACCCAATACCAAATACACTAGTGATATTGAGAATATTCAAAAGACTTTAAACAGATGGAGTAAACTCTCAAACATTGATCATTTTTCACTAAGCTGTGCAATATGTTCATATAACATTTTTAATTTACATGAACTTAAAAATTGGTGGGAAAATAACCCAATTCATAAAAAACGACCATCTATAAAATTTAATCACTTTGTTATACGTCCTGAAATGCAATCTGCACGAATACTTACACAACCTACTGTAGATGCACTTATTGAATATTATCGGATGCTTAACACAAATGATTGTTATACAGGTGTCATTGATTATCTTAGCCAAGGTGCATGTACTGACCATATGCATAACTTATGGATAGAGCGAACTGCACAGTTAAACAAATTGAGAACTAAGAATATAGAGGATATTGTACCACAACTTAAAAGTGAGTTAGTGCCTATTGCACCCAAGTAACAAACTCAGGAAAAGTCTTTAAAAATTCTGTATTTCTACGCTTGTCCAATTCTTCAAAAAATATACCAACTTCCTCTCCTGTATGCCACATATTACTCATAGGTGGGTTGTTTAATATAGCATCACGTGTTTGTTCTAAAAAATCTCTAAATACAACCCAATTATGATAAGGTTTGCAATCTTTATACTTTTCATCTGCTAATAACGAATTAAACGTAGCTATAGGTTTTTCAAAATAACTTGCAAACTCTTTAGGAGCACACATTGGACTTTGTTGTGTAGGCCAAGTAACAATGTTTCTATGAATATGTATGGGATAGTATGCTTCTATACAATGTTTGAAATAATCCGTGTACTTGTATAATGATGGTAAACCAATTAGGTTAATACACGGCATAAAATCTATAGTGACTAAAGCTTGCAATGATAATAGTTTTTCAAGATTATTCTTAAATCTATTCCATTTTACTCCATATCTTATGTATTCAAGTTCTTCACCAATATTTTCTCCACTTACTTGTATGATGACATTAAAATGTTCATTGAGTTTTGGTAAGTATTCTAAAAATTTTTGAAAATACGCTTCAGGAGTATTCATATTAGTAGTAATGCATAACTCAATTTTACTAATACCATCACCATTTAATAAATTTTCTACAGGTTGTAATCTTGGGGATGCATTATGTATTTCTATAAGCTTGTCAAAGCATTCGTAAATTAAATCAGTAATGAGTGGTTCGCCGCCAATAAAACCAAACCTAATTAATTGTTTCATACCAACATCTCTGTACCATTGCCAAAACAATGCTTCTACTTTAGGATCACGTGCGCCAATTTGACTGCTTTCACGTGTCATGGGTATATTAAATTTTTTCTTTTCTGCGTACCATTGTGTGCTATAATGTTCACTACAATAAGTACACTTTGCATCACACGTATTATTCAACACAATTTCAATGATGTTTGCATAAGAGCTTAATTCATAACTTGGGTTGTCAATTAAATCACTTTTGGTAATTGGTAATTCACCTGTATTACGATGCATATACTCTTCAAATTTAATGTCATTACGTGCGCTTTTGAATCCTTTATTTTCCAAACTCCAACAAGTGTTACAATCTTTATGTTGATGATTTTGTAGTAAGCTACGTCTACGTTCAATATGTTCAGGTAAATTTGAAAATAATTCACTACCATAACCTCGTGCCATTTCAGGTGTAATTTTAGTTCGTTCAGTTCTACAACAATAGGTAAAACTTGGTTCACTTATGTAAAATAGTAAGTAATCCCAAGCATAATTACATAATGTATTAGGACGGTCAGGATAAATTGGTATCATTTACGGTCACCGAACAATACATAATGTTCAGGAGCATATCCTTCCATAACTTCTGCACCACTATCATCTTCAGGTTTAGAAAACTTGTTTTGCATACTACCACGAATAGGTACAAATGCCCATGTGCATAATTCAGTAAAGTGTGGTATACGTTTTAATTCTTCTTCTAGCGATAATGATTCTTCAACATATTGGGGTGGCATCATAAATTTTACTTCAAGATGACCAACATTAAAGTTATTAGCTTTATACTTTTCATCTGTTACAGCTTCTACAACTTTAACAAATCTTGCTCTATCATAAAACTCAAAGTGTACGGATAAGTTTAAATCACCATAATGTATAACTTCACGATAATAATCAGGTTTACGTGAACCATTACTATGTAAGCTAATATGATGACCAAATGCATTTAAGTACCGTAACCAATCTAAAAAGTCTTTGTTAGTAGTAGGTTCACCCCCACTTATAATAAAGTTTACGCTATCACCATGCATAAACTTTTCTTCAAGTAAGTTAGTGGCTTTAATTAAATCTTCTAATGGTTTGTGTGGGTCAGTATTATTGTGTATCCAAGGCCAACAGTATGAACAATCATAGTTACAACGTCTGCCAATTTCCCAATATATTTGTTTTTGGTTACTAGCATGTGTGCGCTCCATTGCTACAAAGTTTGTTAGGTCAGGATTGTGTCTGTCCATCAAAGTATCTAATTCTTGACTTTGACGCAATAGTATGATTTTCTTTTCATCTGTTGCTTTAGGTATGAACAAGTCTGCGCCACATGAACACACGTTTTTTGTGCAATCAATCCAAGTATTGGGTACTTCAAACGTATCCCATACACTGCCTAATTGTCCACCTACACGACAACTAGCAGTCCACACATTGCCATCCATATCAATGAATAGGCTATCTACTCCTGCGCCACATTTCCAACCTTGTAAGTAATTAAGTTTTGCACCGACTAATTCATCAGTGCTCCAATCTCGCCAATAACCTTGCTCATCATATGTTCTAATTGGTTTACCTGCAGTCTTGTGTAAGCTCATAATAAGATATTTATAGGGCAGTTTTTTGATTATTAAATAATATCATGTACGTTGAGCAAGATGAATTAAACCGTAGAGAAGAATTATGGGAACAAGGGTATTGGGAAATACCTGATGGGTTAGATACAAGTCAGTTTAATTTTAATTGGCGACCTGAACGGTTTGACCGTCCTTATATACATGTATTTGGTACCCAATGGCAGCGCAGTGGTGGTCCGCAGTTCGTTGTTCCTAACCACGAAGGTATAAAATTCCAACCAAGTCAATCAGCAATTAAGTTACCTGATAATAAACATTGGGTTATTCACAAAGAATTTACTGTTGATTTTGATTTTAGTTGGCATCCCGATGTATATGAACCTCCGTATATTTGGACATTTGGTAATCAATATGTGAGCGCATATGAAATGCCAACAGTAGAGTATGTTGTGGAAGGTGCCAAGGAAAGAAAATATATTACGGATATTATAGCGACCCTAGTAAGTGAGGAAACAGATTGGAAAATATTATATCCTATTAATGTAGATAAAAAATATTTAAAATGGTACCCACATCCCTATGAACCACCTTATATCTATGTATGGGGTAATCAATATTTAAGCGCAGAAGAAATGCCAACGGTTGAATATCATCAACCTAATGCAACTCAACGAAAATATGTTAATGATTTTCAATTTAGGTTAGTTGGGCAACCTAGCTCATTTGCGTCTGACAATGCGCTTGATAGGTATAAAGATTATAAAAATTGGGTTATTCATGAAGATATAGAAGATTTTCAACTTGATCCTAAATGGGTCCCACACCCACATGATCCACCTTATATCTATGTGTGGGGTAATAAATGGTACAGTGGCACTATTAAACCAACTATTGAATATCGTGTAACTAATGCTGTAAATCACAAGTATATGGGCGATACGATTGAATTAAAACCATCCAAATGTTGGGTAGAGTTATTGCCTATTGATTTAAATAAATTTGATTTGACATGGCGACCTGACCCACGTGAACCACCCTTTATCTATGTATGGGGGCATAAACATACACCTGTAGAAATTGAACCTGCATTAGAATATCATTGCGAAGGTGCGACACAAAGAAAATATATTACAGATAGTTTTGTTACTTTATTACCTGACTTATCCAAATGGAAAAAGCTATTACCTATTGACGAAAGTAAGTTTGATTTTAGTTGGCGACCTGATCCACGTGAACCTGCTTATGTTTACGTATGGGGTCATAAATTTGCACCTGTAGAGATTCAACCTGCACTTGAATATCACGTTGAAGGTGCAACAGAGCGCAAATATATGTCAGAAATAGTAGAACTACTACCTGATATGACTAATTGGAAACTATTATTACCAATTAATGCAGATAAATTTGATTTTAGTTGGCGACCTGACCCACGTGAACCTGCATTTATCTACGTATGGGGAAACAAATATAATGATATTGTGATAGATCCTGTATTAGAATATCATGTTGATGGGGCAACGGAACGAAAATATATGCCTGAACCTGTTGAATTACTACCTGATATGACAAATTGGAAAGTATTAATTGCAGGAGCAGAATTTAGTTATGATTGGAGACCTGATCCACGTGAACCACCATTTATCTATGTATGGGGTAATAAATGGAACGATGCAGCTACTGAACCCACTGTAGAATACCATTGTGAAGGTGCTACCGAATACAAATATATGTCAGACATGGTTGCAACTTTACCACAAGATTTGACCAATTGGACTGTGCATACCGATGAAGATCGTCAAACATTTGATTTTAGTTGGCGACCTAACCCACATAGTCCACCACAAATTTATCAATGGAGCGAGGGCGGTCCTACCTTCACCGTAGAAGGGGCAACTGATATTGTTTACATGATACGTGATGCAAAAACAACTATTACAAAAACTGCACAATATATTATAGAAACTACTTTAGAAGATTTAATTGAGCAACATCCTAATGAAGAATTTTGGGCATTAAATCCTGATATAGATTACTCACAATTTGATTTTAGTTGGAAACCAAATAGCGAAAACTTTAGGCATATAAACGTATTTGGCAACGAACAATCAAAAAACACGCAAACTTATTATGTTAATAGTGTAATGTATCATCGTGGTTATAAGGAATATAATTACGTAGAAAGTTCAAGCATCATTGATACAAAATTGGATATCTTTTTTATTGATAAAAGCAATAAATCTAGTAAAGAAAATCTACAAAAGTTGCTAGTTCGTTACCCTAATATACAAACAACAAGATACTTACACAATTGGGTTGATACGATTACTAGATGTGTGAAAAAAAGTAGTAGTAAATTTGCATGGATTGTTAGTAGTGAACTTGATTATACTGATTTTAAGTTTGATTTTTATCCTGCACCATGGCAAGAAAGTATGATTCACGTTTTTGGAACACAATGGGGACAATGGGGTAATACTTATTTTATTAATACTGAGTTATGGGAATCACATATTGGACATGTCAAAATTATAGAACACCTAAAAAACATTAATCACGTACGTGGCAGAATTGCTCAAGTTAAAGAAAATCATTATGAAACATTATTGATTACCATGGGCAATTATACTAATAAAATAGAGGCTGATTATACGATAGATTATCGTGGTAGTTATGTTGCAACAATAGATGCGTGGTTAAATAAAAATCCATTATTAAAAGAGAAGAAAAATTACCATATATGGGTTTGCAGTACTATATGTACATATGATGATTTTGATTTTACATATCAAACTGACCCATTTCAGCGAGAACAACTACATGTGTTTGCTAGTAAATATGAAAAAATAACACAAAAATTTGGTGATACTTTTTTATTAAATGTTAGTCAGTATGTTTTAGATAGACAATCTTTTGATAAACTAGAGGATTACCCACAAAAAGTAAATTATATAACACATTTAGCAACTAATAGACAGCAACATCCTGTACTACATCATGATTATGATACACATGTTGAAGCAGTAAAAAACTACGATTTTAATGAATATCCATATGTTCAGTTTGTTTGTGCGGATAATAATCATGCATGTAACTATGTTCCTAGTCTATGGGATGAAACACATCGTACAATTGCTGTATTAGATTATTCAACAACGGATATTATTGTGCCAAACATTGTTCAAGATAAAGTAGTAACTGAACTGTATGATTATCCATACATTGAAAAAATAGCTAAAGTAACATCATCACATGCACTAGATATTGTTTTTATTAGTAATGGCGAACCTAATGCTGAAGAACATTGGGAACATCTTAATAAAGTTATTAAAGAAAATCGTAATGCAAAGAATAGATTAATACGAGTGGATGGGGTAAATGGTCGTGTAGCTGCGTACCATGCTGCTGCAAATACAAGTGAAACACCATGGTTTTTTGCAGTATTTGCAAAGTTGCGAGTTAATCCAACATTTGATTGGAATTGGCAACCTGACCGTTTACAGCAACCTAAGCATTACATTTTTACTGCAATTAATCCTATTAATCGTTTGAACTATGGACACCAAGCTATGATTGCGTATAATAAGCGCATAACCCTAGCCAATACAGGTATTGGGTTAGACTTTACTTTGGATAATGAGCATGAGGTTGTTAATATTAATAGTGGTATTGCAATTTACAATACAGACCCATGGACAACATGGCGAACTGCATTTCGTGAAGCAGTCAAGTTACAAGATTTGGTCAGCAAAGGAACAGATACAAACGCAGTAAAACGTTTAGCACGTTGGTGTGGACAAGGTATTGGTGAACATGCTGAATGGAGCCAACGTGGTGCTAATGATGGTGTAGCATATTATAAAGAAGTTGATGGTGATTTAGATCAATTGAAATTGAGTTATGAATGGGATTGGTTATATCAAAGATTTAGTAATTTATGATATTTAATAAGATAAAGAAGGGTATCTAAATAGTATTAATGGAGGTATGATATGAAATATTTTATACTTGGTTTAATAGCAGCGATAGGTTTATCTTTTAGTGCACAAGTTGCTGCACACGGACAAAGAGTTCATGCTCATGCTAGACACTTTCATCATCCACATCATTTTCATCGTCATCATTGGGTTGCTCCTGCAATTATTGGTGGTGCAGTAACATATGCTATTACTAGACCCTATATTGTAGATCAACCCGTTGTTGTGCAACAAGTACCACAATCACCCGTAGTGCATTGCACAGAATGGAAAGAAATATTACAACCAAATGGAACAATTGTACAAGAACGTACATGTAATCAACAATGAAAAAAGTATTAATTGCGCTAGCTATTTTAAGTTGTAGTACAAGTTACGCACAAAGCTACAATCAAGATGTAGCGGTGGTTGTTGCACGACAACCACGTTTCAACACAGTGTATCAACAAACTTGTACTACGGTTCCTCTAGAGCGTAGGTCACAAGGTGGTAGTGTACTTGGAGCAATAGCAGGTGCTGCAATTGGAAATCAAATAGGTGGTGGCAGTGGTAGAGATATTGCAACTGCAGCAGGTGCGGTTATAGGTAGTCAGTTAGGTGGACAAAACGACAACACTACCGTTGATATGCAAACACGTTGTAGTCAGCAACCCATGCAAGTACAATCAGGTGAAATTGTTACTTTTGAATATCGTGGACGTAGATTTACTCAAATATTTAACTGAGGACGCAACATGAATTATACACAGCGTGAGTGGGATAGAGTAGTTGGTATTGGTAATCCACCTGAAGATGCATTGCACAAACCTGAAAATGTATCAGAAAAACAAGAAACTAACGATGAAAAAATTAATCATGTTGTTGAAGCAGCAGAGTTACTTAAAAAATTACGTGTAATTAAGGGAATATAATGGTTGACCCTGACGGAAAAACCACAACAGTATGGTTTTTTATAATCATTGTTGCTTTTATAGCAGCAATAATTTTAACTTAAAAAATATCTATAACGTATTTTAGTAGAGTAAATATTTTTACCATTTTAAGGAAAAATATATGACTTTTACTAAACGTAAACTAATGCATACTGCATTAGCTGCAATTACTGCTTTTACACTAGCAAGTTGTGGAAAAAAAGAAGAAGCAAAACCTGCTGAAGCACCAAAAGCAACAGAACCTCTTAAGGTAGGATTTATCTATGTCGGACCTGTTGGCGATGCGGGGTGGACATTTGCTCATGATAATGGTCGTAAGCACATTGAAGAAAAATTCGGTGATAAGATCAAAACTAGTTTTGTGGAGAAAGTACCTGAAGGTGCTGATGCTGAACGTGTTATTCGTGATTTAGTTAGCCAAGGTAATAAACTTATTTTTGCTACATCATTTGGTTTTGGTGATGCTATGGAAAAAGTAGCTAAAGATCATCCTGATGTTAAGTTTGAACATGCTACAGGTTATAAGACAGCAGAAAATCTACGTGTATATGAAGCAAAATTTTATGAAGATGCTTACATGGCAGGTATTGTTGCAGGTAGTATGACAAAAACTAATACACTAGGATTTGTAGCAAGTTTCCCTATTCCTGAAGTATTACGTAATATTAATGCTTTTACATTGGGTGCAAGAAGTGTCAATCCTAAGGTTACTACTAAGGTTGTTTGGGTGAATACATGGTTTGATCCACCTAAAGAAGGTGAAGCAGCACAAGCTTTGATCAATCAAAAAGCAGATGTATTGTTACAAAATACAGATTCAACTGCGGTATTGCTTACTGCTGAGAAAAATGGTAAGTTTGCTTTTGGTTGGGATAGTGACATGAGCGCATTTGCTCCTAAGGCACATCTTGGATCAGCCATTGTAAATTGGGGACCATACTACGAAAAAGCTGTTAATGATGTACTAAATGGTACATGGAAAACCTCTGATACAAAATGGGGAACCAAAGAAGGTGCTAATGATTTAGTTAAAATCAATGATGTTGTTAGCGATACTGCCAAGAAAAAGGTTGATGAAGTTAAGGCAGGATTAAAAGCAGGTACATTTGAAGTATTTAAAGGACCACTTAAAGACAATACAGGTAAAATTGTATTAGAAAAAGATGTGGTTGGTGATGATGCATGGAAAGGTAGGATTAATTTTTACATTGAAGGTGTAGAAGGTAAGATTCCAAGCGGTAAATAAATAGTAGTATTGTTGTATGAAGTTGATGGAAAAGTGCTGCGGACGGGGGTTCAAATCCCCCCTAGTCCACCATAAGGTGATTTAATGTATCGTAAAGGGTTATTTACAGGCATTTTAATATCTATAGCTGCATATTTTGTGTTACAGTATTCCTGGGATCTTGTTGTTTATTATGCACAATGGTTTATTTTACCTAAAACAACGGATTCTATAGAAGCAGGTCCTCTTAAGATAACGCTAAGTAATGCTACAGATTGGATGACAGTATTCAAAATGATGTTTACTGTGTTAGGAACGTATGCAGGTATTAAACTTATTAACAGATACATAAAGTAAACTTATGATGGGCTAGACTTGGTTTCGACGGGGTAACAAGTACGGATATGGACAACACGATAGGCGAAGAACGTAATTCTAGCAAAATAAGTATCTGCAAACGACGATACATATCTATTAGCAGCAAACGCCTAATAGCGAGGTAGGAAAGACCTTGTAACCAAACCCACCAATAGGGGCATTCGTGCCCCTATTTTTTGCATATTAACTTAATTAAGGCTAAATACTTGTTTAACTTTAAAGGACACACGCATGGCTAAAGGCACAACAACAATTACAATTACAGATAATCCAATTAATGCTACCTATGATAATGTTACAGGATTAACAGGGGGAACCGATCTTGGAGCAAAGTTTGATGTAGTCAAAACCAATGGAAAATACACTGTTACATTAGATGCAGCAGTTGCAAGTAGTGGAGCAGGGTATCAAGCAGGGGATACGATAACGATTCCTGGGACTTCGCTTGGTGGAGTTGCACCAACTAATAATCTTATTGTTACTGTTGGTACAGTAGGAATTGGTGGTAAAGTTGCTACATTTGGTACGGTAGGTAATGGTCGTGTTGGTGATGGTGTAATTGATGTTAATATTAATGTAGAAGGTTCTACAGGTATTGATAGTTATAAAATCAATGGCAAAAGTTCTGATTATTCTCTAGCATATACAAATCATGATATCATTGCTACAAGTCATCTTGTAAGCAATTTAACGTTTGTGTTAGATGATCATGAACGAGTACAGTTTGATGACAAACATCTTGCATTTGATACAGTTGATACAGATTTGGGTAAAATTATATCACTTTTAGCTGCTGCTTTAGGTAAAAATGATGTAACACCTGAACTTATTGGTGCGGGAATCTATTTAGATGAAACACTTGGTTGGAGCATGAAAGAAATTGCAGCCAAAATTTTAACAAGTGACCAATACAAAGCAGACGCAGGTAGCACATCTAATGCAACTTTTGCAAAACATGTATGGAAAAATGTATTCAATCGTGATGGTACGTATGATGAAATCGCTGTAGTAGTTGATGCAATTGAAAAGTATGGTTACTCACAAGCTGATGTACTTATGGTTGCCGCAAGTCGCCCTGAGTTATTAGCACAAATTGATTTAGTTGGTTTACAAACTACAGGTGTAGAATTTGTTCCTTTTGGTGGCTAATTTTTAATTAGACACATTTACAAGGCATCTTAGGATGCCTTTTTTATAAATATCTTTATAAGGGGATATTTATGTACATTTATCGTTGTAGAATTAACAAAGTTGTAGATGGTGATACGGTTGAAATTGATTTAGATTTAGGTTTTAATATTATTTTAGCTAATCAAAAAGTACGTATGGCAGGTATTGATACTCCTGAAAGTAGAACATCTATTGCTGAAGAAAAAGTACGGGGTATGCTATCAAAGAAAAAATTAGCAGAAAAATTACCTGTAGGTAGTTGGCAAAGCATACAAACGATGAAAGCTGACAATAATGATGACAAATTTGGTCGCATACTTGGTGTATTCATTATGGAAGATGGTTCAAGCTTAAATCAATGGATGATTGATAATAACTATGCTGTATTGTATCAAGGTGAAAATAAAGAATTAGTACAAGAAGGTCATCGTTATAATAAACAAAAGTTGATTGAGCGTGGTGAACTAAAAGCATAAATACATAATCATGCTTACAAGAGAGTTTATGCAAGAAGGGGTCAATGACCCTAACATTTTTAAAGCTGTGTTTATGGCAGGTGGGCCAGGCTCAGGGAAAAGTTTTGTCGCACATAAATTAGGATTACAAGCAGCAGGACTTCGCACTATTAATAGTGATGATGCTTTTGAATTTTTATTGCGCAAACATAAACTAGACCCAAAGATGCCACCTGAAGAACAAGAAAAACGTGATATAGTAAGACAACGTGCCAAACAAATGACCAAAACAAAAGAAAGTAATTTACTGTATGGTCGTATAGGTTTAATTATTGATGGTACTGCTAAAGATGCAGAAAAAACAGCTAAAACCAAAGCAGGATTAGAAGCACTTGGTTATCAAACCATGATGGTATTTGTTAATACAAGTTTACCCGTTGCTATAGAGCGTAACCGTAAGCGTGAACGTAGCGTACCTGATGAAGTGGTTAAAAAAGCACATGCTGAAGTGCAAGTTGGTAAAGATGCGCTACAACAAGTATTTGGATCAAATTTTGTCATAGTACTAAACGATATGGATCCTGATTTTAAACCTGCCTATAAAAAAGTACAACAATTTTTAAGAAAACCATTAACACCTGTTGCGCAACAATGGGTTAATCAACACAAGTAATTTGTCCTAATTTCTTGCAAAAACATAAATAAAATGTGAATATAATGTCCTAGACATTAGTTTCATTTTTCACACACAGAAGGAGAAAATAAATGAAAACAGTTGGTGACAAACTCACACCATTTGCAATTACAGGGGTTAAACCCCATCAACCTGAAGATGCATTCTTCACAATCACAGAAAAAAGTTTTGAAGGTAAATGGAAAATTATCGTTTACTATCCAAAAGATTTTACTTTTGTATGTCCTACAGAAATTGTAGCCTATGATAAACTTGCCAAAGACTTTGAAGATCGTGATGCAGTATTACTCACAGGTAGTACAGACAACGAATTTTGTAAAGTAGCATGGCAAAAAGCACATCCTGATTTACAGAAAATTACACATACTCAGTTTGCTGATACTCAACGTGAGCATTATGATGGTGAGAAATATGTAAATTTAAGTCTTATTGAACAACTAGGTGTCTTTTATAACCCTGCAGGTGCTGCATTACGTGCTACATTTATAATTGATCCTGACAATGTTATTCAACATGTTACAGTAAATAATTTAAATGTTGGTCGCTCACCTGAAGAAACATTGCGTGTACTTGACGCATTACAAACAGGCGAACTTTGTGCATGTAATCGTTCTATTGGTGGCGAGACATTATAATGTTTGAATATGAAACACTTTTTGATGTGTATCAGGTAAAATTTCTTTTCTTTTTTATTAGTGTAGTAATAGCAGTGATGTTAGGTAATTACCTATACGATAAATCCAATAAGAAAGACAAAGATGATTGAGTTTTTGTGGGCACTTGGTGCAATTATTCTTATTGATATTGTTTTAGGTGGTGAAAATGCACTAGTAATTGCAATGGCATCAAAGAATTTACCTGAACATTTGCGTAAACGTGCAATGTTTTGGGGAACATTTGGTGCTGTTGCAGTGCGTTTTTTATGTGTTGCTGCGCTAACATATTTATTGATGATACCTGGGCTACGGTTTGTAGGAGGACTTTTACTCATATGGATTGCTTGGAGACTTACCTCCAATAACAGCGACCATACTGATATAAAGGCTTCTATGACATTTTGGGGAGCTATGGGTACGATTGTTATGGCAGATGCAGTTATGGGTTTAGATAATGCATTAGCCATTGCAGGTGCAGCAGGTGGTAATTGGACATTAATCATTATAGGTTTATTGGTAAGTGTACCTATTATACTATTTGGTAGTACAATGGTTGCTAAATTGCTTGAAAAATATCCTGATACTATTTTTATTGGTGCTTTTGTATTATACGCAGTTGCATTTAAGATGATTATTGGTGAACCATTTGTTGACAAGTATATTGATCCATTGCATGATTGGTCAGAATATGGTTTACCGTATGTTCTAGCTGTAGTTTTAACTATGAAACAATACTACAGGACTAGAATAAGGAAACATAAAGGAGAAAGTAATGTCGGTTTGGGTTAATGTATTAAAAGAAGGTTTACCTGATTATGCTAAAGATATTAAGTTAAATTTAGATGCAGTAATTTTACGTTCAACATTAGATCCAATTGTAGCAGAATGTTGCGCACTAGCCGCAGCAGCAGCAACAGGTAATGGTGGTATTGTAGAAAGATTATATGGGGTAATACAAGATACTAAAGAACGTGATGCAGCTATGGCAGCAGCAAGTATAATGGCACAAAATAATGTATGGTATCCGTATGTTGAAATGACAGGTGATGCAAATTTAAAGGGATTACCTGCTCAGTTACGCATGAATGTTATTGGCACACATGGTGGCACAACTAAAGCTAATTTTGAAGCGTATAGTTTATGTGCAAGTATTGTTGGTAAGTGTCATTTTTGTGTAAAAGCACATTATGATACCCTTAAGAAAGAAGGTTATACTGTTGAACAGTTACGTGATATTGGTCGTATTGCAGCAGTTATGAACGCAGCATGTAAATTATTAGTGGGATAATAAATGCGTATAGCAATTATTGGTGCAGGTATTGCAGGAGTAGTACCTGCATATTTTTTGTCTAAACGTGGACATGATGTTACCATTTTTGAACAAGAACGCTACGCTGCAATGCGTACAAGCTATGCTAATGGTGGACAAGTCAGTGTAAGCAATAGCGAAGTATGGACAACATGGGCTAATGTTTTGAAAGGATTAAAATGGATGTTAAAAAAAGATGCTCCATTATTGATTCACCCTACATTAGACTTAGATAAAATAAAATGGATTATCAAATTTTTACAACATACTGCTAGCAATGTTTATAAACAAAATACGATTGAAACTATTAAGCTTGGTCTAGAAAGTAGAGCGTTATATAAACAAATTATAAAAGATGAAAATTTAGAATTTGATCAAAGCAAAAGTGGTATTTTACATATTTACAAAGAACAAAAATACTTTAATGCTGCTTTTGATGCCAAAGATATCTATGAAAATCATGGGTGTGAATGGAAAACAATTACTAATCTTAAAGAAATAATTGACCTTGAACCAAACCTAAAAGATATGGAAGGTTTAATTGGAGCAGCATGGACACAAGATGATTGGGTTGGTGATATTCATAAGTTTTGTAAGGGTTTACTTGATACAATACGTCTTAAGTATAATGCATGCGTTTCATTTAATAATGGAATTAATGATCCACGGTTATTACTTGGTGGATTTGATAAAGTAGTTATAGCAGCAGGTGTTGAAAGTGTTCACTTGGCTAAAGTATTAGGTGAAAGTTTACCTATATATCCTGTAAAAGGATATAGTATTACCATTGATGCCCAAGATGTAAAGTCTTATAATGCTATGCCTAAAGTAAGTTTGTTGGATGATCAAGCAAAAATTGTAACTGCAACATTAGGAACAAGATTGCGTGTAGCAGGTACAGCAGAATTATGTGGTTATAATCGTGACATTACAAGAAGTAGAATTGAGCCATTATTAAATTGGATAAATGAAAACTTTCCAAGTATAGATACAAGCTGTTATAGTAGTTGGGCGTGTTTGCGACCAATGACTCCAAATATGATGCCCATTGTGCGTGAAAGTAAAGTTAAAAATATTTACTATCATACAGGACATGGACATTTAGGTTGGACAATAAGTCCTGCAACTGCAATGAATTTAGTAAATCAACTTGAAAATTGATAAATATTATTATGAGTGAAGAACACGACAAATTTAAACATAGTCGTAGAAGACTTCAAAACGACAATGCTGTCAATAAGCAAGTAAAAATTGCTAAAGAACATGGTTTTATTGTTGAGGAACCACATAAATTTGCTAAACATCATGCAATGAATTGTGGCAATCCCAAATGTTTATTGTGCTCAAATCCTAGAAAGGTTTTTAATCAAAAAACTATACAGGAACAGCGACATGAACAGAAAAAACTATGGGATGATGAGTAGTATTAGTAGTTATTACGTAAGAAATTTGTTTATTTGTGGTTAATTTTAAACATAAGTAAATATCTAGGCACACATTTTAATGTGTATTTTTTAATTTAAGAGGAATTAAGTATGAAAAAACTTTTAATTGCAGCGTTGGTTGCAAGTGCTTGTTCAGTTGCTACTGCACAAACATCCATTTATGGATTAGCGGATGCGTTTTATGGACAAACATCAGCAAAGCAAACTACAAATCAAGTAAGTTCAGGTGGTATGACTACAAGTTATATTGGTGTACGTTCAACTGAAAAACTTGGTGATGTTACTGCAACAGCAGTTCTTGAGACATTTTTACGTCCTGACACAGCAGCACAAGGTCGTTTTAATGGTGATACATTTTACGCAAGAAATGCCTATGTTAGTTTAGCAAGCAAAGCAGGTGAAATTCAGGTTGGTCGTGTTACAACTCCAATGTTTATTTCAACCATTGCATTTAATGCATTAGGTGATAGTTTTGTTTTCTCTCCTATTGTTACCGCACGTTATGGTGTAAGTAATTTTAATTTAGGTGGAGGTGGTTCTGACACAGGTTGGAACAACAGTGTCTTAGTTAAAACTAATGCAGGTCCATTAGCACTTACAGGTGTTTATAGTGCAGGTGTTGTAGATGATGCAACAGGCACTAAGCAAGCAGGTAAAAGTGTTGGTGCAATGTACTTTGCAGGACCAATCGGTCTTACAGCAACATGGCAAGATGTTGAGCAAGGTGCAGGTAAGCCAAGCATGAGTTCAACAATTGTTGGTGCATCATACAGCATGAAAGCTGCAAAAGTTTTTGCACAATGGAATCGTGTACAGCATAGTGACGCAGTAACCAAAGAAGATACAGGTTACAGTGTTGGTGCAAGCATGCCATTAGGTGGTGCAAATACAGCAATGGTTAGTTATGCCAAGCATGAGCACAATTTTGTTGGCAATAAGTCAGCAGAAACATCTTCATGGGCAATTGGTTTGTCACATGCGTTAAGCAAGCGTACAGACATGTATGCAGCAGTGCGTGATACTAATTACAGTAATGACGGAGTTAACCGTACCAATGCAGCATGGGCTGATACTCGTGTAGCAGGTGTTGGTGTACGTCATCGTTTCTAAATTTTGCTAAATTTAGGTGGTTAAAAAAGGGGGCTATGCCCTCTTTTTTTATAAGTAATGGTATGCTTACTAGTGTGTATGAATGGAATGAAAAGCGTGAAGAACTATATCGCCATATTAAAAATTTAAATGGTTACTATGGTGACGCACATAAGTTATTGAAAAACATAGATAAATTAGTTCGTGAACTTAATATTTTAAATGTACAATATCGTAATCGTGCCACACCGAGTATTGCACAAAAAGAAAAACTGTTGGAAATTAACAACGCTATTGATGTGTTGGAAAAATGGTTGCTTGTTGTAACTTTAACGCAGTGACCACTTGACAACATACGCTAATAAGGCTATGATTCAAACATTGCTGATGCAATACCTAGCCAACTTACAAAGGATACATGATGGGAAAAATTGATACTAGTTTTAGTCTAACAATTGATGAAGCAGAATCTGCGCTTCATAGTTTAATTGATACTAAACTTTCTATGTTCTTGTGGGGTCCCCCAGGTATCGGTAAAAGTGATCTTATCCGTTCAATCGCACGTAAAAACGGTTGGGCAGTACGTGAAGTACGTTTAGGACAAATTGATCCTACTGATATTAAAGGTATTCCCTTCTTTAACGCAGATAAAACTTATTTTGCGTATAATGAAAATACTAAAGATTTTGAAGAAACTAAAGGTACCCTTGATTGGGCACCACCATCAGAGTTTCCTGATGCTAAATTTGCTGAACAATATGAACGTGTTATTTTGTTCTTGGATGAAATGAATGTTGCTGCACCTACTGTTCAAGCTGCTGCTTATCAGTTGGTTCTTGATCGTCGTGTTGGTAAGTATCGTGTACCTGACAATGTAATCATTGTTGCCGCAGGTAACCGTGATAGTGACAAAGGTGTTACTTATCGTATGCCATCACCACTATCAAACCGTTTTGTTCATATGGATGTTCGCCCTGACTTTGGTGTATGGCAAACATGGGCAGTACAAAACAATATACATAAAGATGTAGTTGGATACTTGTCATTCGCTAAAAATGACATGTACGATTTTGATGGTCGTAACAGTGGTCATGCGTTTGCCACTCCTCGTAGTTGGTGCGCAGTAAGTAAAATTCTGCAAGAGTGCGATAAAGTTCCATCAGATTTGCTTACTAAGATTGTTGCGGGTACTGTTGGTGAAGGTCTTGCCGTAAAGTTTATGGCACACCGTAAGCTTGTTGACAAAATGCCTGACCCTATGGATATTCTTGAAGGTAAAGTTAGCGAACTTCAAGTTAAAGAAGTTAGTGCCATGTACTCACTCACTGTTAGTATGTGCTACGAATTGAAAGACTTGAGTGACAACAATAAAGTACCTGAGAAAAAGTTTCACGAAATGTGCGACAATTTCTTTAAATTTATGATGGATAATTTTGAAACTGAGTTGGTTATCATGGGTGCAAGGATCGCACTGAAAACCTACAAGTTGAACATGGACCCAACCAAACTTAAGACTTTGACCGACTTCCATAAAAAATATGGTAAGTACATCAAGGAAGCAGTAACACCAAAGTAAGTTGCTTGATAAGGGGGCTGAGATGCCCCCACTTGATTTAAAATAGTATCTATGTTATGATGGTGCTATTACGTAAAGGAACATTTATGACAACCACTGCAAATACCAAAGAAAACAAAAAACTCAAAAAAGAATTTGAAGACCTTATCGGTCCGTTTGACCCTGTGCTTGATCGTGAAGCACGTGACATTCTTACAAGCGCACGTGTAGCATTGCTGCTCAAACATTCGTTTTTTGGTAATCTTGCTACCCGTTTGAAACTTATCAATGGGGATGAATGGTTAGCTACAGCAGCAACTGATGGTAAGCGTTTTTATTACAATAGTCGTTTTATCAAGAAGCTTACACGTGGTGAGGTAGAGTTTCTTGTTGGTCATGAAGTACTTCACGTTGTATATGATCACATTGGTAGGATCGGTCACCGTGACCGTCAAATGTTTAACATTGCAAATGATTACGCAGTAAACGCTGACCTTAAACGACACAATGTAGGTCAGTTTATTACCACTGTACCATGCTTGTATGAACCTAAGTATGATGGTAAATCATCTGAAGAAATCTATGATGATTTGATGAAGAACGTCAAAACCATTAGTATGGACGCACTCATTGATAAAATGATTGATGAGCACCTTGAAGGTGATGGTGAAGGTGAGTCCGATAGTGATGATGATGGAGATATGGATAAAACAGGTCGCAGTAAGAACGGACCTAAGAAAATGACTGATGCTGAGCGTGAGGAATTGCGTCAGGAAATCAAACAAAATATCATCAATGCCGCACGTAGCAGTGAAGCAGGTTCAATTCCTAGGGGTGTTGAACGCATGATTAATGATATTACCGATCCTAAAATGCCTTGGAGAGAATTGCTTCAAACTAATATTGTTTCTACTATGCGTGATGATTATACTTTCTTACGTCCTAGCAAGCGTGGTTGGCATCTTGATGCTATTTTACCCTCTATGAATTTTAGTGAAGAAATTGATATTTGCGTAGGGGTTGATATGAGTGGTAGTATCAATGATGCACAAGGTAAGGATTTCCTTAGTGAAATTCAAGGTATCATGGATATGTTTACTAATTATAAGATTCACGTGTTTTCGTTTGATACCAAGTGCTATAACTTACAAGAGTTTAATTCTGAAAACATGGATAGCATCACTGATTATGTTTTAAAAGGTGGTGGAGGTACAGACTTTGATGCGATTTTTAAATTTCTTAAAGATGAAAATATTGAACCAAAACGCTTAGTCGTATTCACTGATGGATATCCTTGTGGTTCATGGGGTGATGCAAATTATTGCGATACAACATGGATTATTCATGGTGATCCAAACCCTAATCCTCCATTTGGAACATGGGCAATTTATGATGATCATAAAAAATAATGGACATATTTTGGTCTAATACTTTCAGTGCCAATAAGATAGGTGCGTATAATTCTTTCCTTACTGAAAATGGTGAGGAAAGAATTTATAAATCTGTTCATAATGGTGTAACTACTAAGGAATGGGATTTTGGTAAACAATGTGCAGGTTTAAATTTAGAAGATTATTTAAATTGTAGAGATTTAGCTAAGACTGATGAACGTTTAGAAAAATTATTAGTTGAGCTTGAAACTGTTTATTTTTTGTTAAAAAAATGAGTAATTTTAATTATATTGCAAGTTGGGATGAATTTGGTTTGGAAGCATTGTTTAATGTGTCAAAAATGGATGAGACCAATGTTTGGAAAATATTAAAAGATGAAAGAGCACAAACAGTTCCATTGCATCAATTAATTTTGCGAGCACAATTTAATCCACAACGTGCATATGAAATATATGCATTTGTTTCCACGTTATCTGAAGAAGATATTAGGTTATGTTTTGAGCATACACCACAAGTCATTGTTGAACAGATTAGGCAAGTTGGACATAAATTTTTCTCTAACCATAACCCACACCTTAAAAGTAAAATAAAAATTACATAACGCTATGCTCCTAAATATTTGTGGTACTAGATATTAGGAGAATACCAATGGCAAGATTTTTAAAACATATTGGGATGCATGGTGATCGCAAAGTGGCAGTCGTTTTTAGACAACTCCCAGGCGAAGACCACATGGCACTTGTTGTTTATACCCAATTGTTAAATCAAAATATTCATGACCCACTTATTGCAAGTATTGAAAGCGATATCGGACAATCAAGCAAAGAATTAGCTGAAGCACTCAATCGCACTCACACACGTGATGGTAAGATTATCCTACAAGTATTGCATAGTGAGGGTATGCTTAAAAAAGTCAATACTGAACATATTATGATGACTCCTGCTCCTAAGCAACATATTCGTTTAAATGAGCTAAACAAGTTGCTCAATGAAATGGAACAAGGTGAAGCAGCAGTACGTAGATTAGCTGAAATTGATGCTAGCCAAGGATTACAAGATCCTGCTGACATTGCTAAACGTATGCGTGGTGAAACCCCTGCTGCTGACCGTTTAATGGGTGTACATCAAGATATGCTTGGTGACTATGAGTTAGCTAATAATTTGCGCCAACAAGCAGCAAAAATGAGCGCAGAGGCTAAAGGATTGTTAGCGGAAGCAGATAGACTAATAAAGGAAGCAGCGCAAATGGAGGGTACTATGGTTGAACATGCACCTGCACCAAAAAAAGCAGCAACCAAAAAAGTAACTGCTAAAAAACCTGCTGCCAAAAAAACAACTGTTAAGGCAAAAGCAGCAACAGCATAAATTAAATCATGTCACCCGAAATTTTCCAAAAATGGGAACAAATTGTTGATGACGTTGACAAGATTAAAATTCCTGTACAGTTTATAAAGAAATTAGTTGTACGATTGGAAGGTAGAAAACAACGTACGTTAAATATTCAGTCACTTATTAAGTCAGGACATGATCCTGATGAGGTAGAAGAAATTATCGCTGATAAATTACGTGAGCTTGATGATGAAATGATTAGTATTGAGTTTGTGCTTGATATAGAAAATATAGCAGAAACTGTACAACCTACTACTGATGATCTACTGAAAAATCTTTAAACTTAGATAAGTTCATGTTTGATTTTATAAAATGTATATGTATAATACATGATTAAAAGGATCAAACATGAATGTAAAATTATTATCTTACTCACAGCCAACAGAAGAATTTAAAAATCTTGGTATTGAAGATGCCCAAGATTTAATTGCATATTGCGCTAGAGTTAGTAATCCATCTAACCAACTTAATACTGAAACTAGCGAAAAATTAATACGTTATCTTATTAAAAACGCACATTGGTCACCATTAGAAATGGTCAGTGCATGTATGGAAATCACAACCACACGTGATATTGCTAGACAAATTCTAAGACACCGTAGTTTTAGTTTTCAAGAATTCTCACAACGTTATGCAGACCCAACTAAAGATTTAAATTTTGTCGTACGTGAGGCACGTTTACAAGACACCAAAAACCGTCAAAATAGTATTGAATTAGAAAATACTGTTGAACATGGTATATTGCAAGAAGAATGGGCACTTAAACAACTTGAAGTTATTGTCTCAGCAAAAAATGCTTATACATGGGCAGTAAATAATGGCATTGCTAAAGAACAAGCACGTGCAGTATTGCCCGAAGGATTGATGGAAAGCAGACTTTACATGAGTGGGACTATTCGTTCGTGGGTACACTTCATTGAGCTACGCAGTGGTAATGGTACACAAAAAGAGCATCAATTAATCGCAGAAGAAGTCGCAAAGGTAATCGCAAGTGTCTTTCCTATGGCAACAGAATTGGTTACCAATGATTAAAAACTTACTTGAACCTACTAATGGCAAAGTGGCGCATCTAATGCAAAATGTCACTTATGTTGAGGTTTGTAGTTTTCGGATGGGTGATGTAGAAGATCCTGAATTATATGCATCTATACCTTTGGGTGAGTGGTTGACTACTGAAAAAGGTAAATGGGTCAAACAACATAGTAGTGATATGGTATACGCAATAATGATTGATGTTGAAACTTATGGTTATCGTTGTATTGTACGTGCAGCATTTGATGATAATGCATTAGATTTATATATATTAAAATGGAAATAATATGATTTTTGTAACAGGTGGATTAGGTTTTATTGGACATAATGTCGTACGACAATTTGAAAAGCGTAAGCATGAAGTACGAATTATTGATAATTGTACTGATTATGGGTTTATCCCAAAAGATGAACTTTGCTATCTAGTTAAAGAACGTAAGAGTGAACTCAAATCCATTGTACATAACTTTCATATTGCAGATAAACAATTGCATATGGTGTTCAATATGCTTAAACCACATACTGTCATACACCTTGCAGCAATGCCACGTTCAAAAATTGTTAATGCTAATCCTACTTATGGTGCATATACCTTAACAGAAGGATTGTTAAACTTATTAGAACTATGTAAAAACCACCATGTTAAACGATTTGTATATGTCAGTAGTAGTATGGTATATGGTAATTGGAGTGGAACTATTGATGAATCGCATCCTACTAACCCTATTGATATATACGGAACATTAAAGTTAACAGGTGAAAAGTTAGTGAAGTTATGGGCAGAGCAATACAAACGTGAATATACGATACTTAGACCAAGTGCAGTGTACGGACCATTAGACGTTGAAGATAGAGTATTAAGTAAGTTTTTACTCAATGCTATGCGTGGACAAGATTTAATCGTAGAAGGTGAGCATGAAGTATTAGACTTTAGTTATGTTGAAGATGTAGCATGGGGTGTAACGAATGCTTCTATTTCTAAGAACGCAGTAAATAAAACCTATAACCTTACTAGAAATCAATCTGACAAAATTACATTATATGATGCTGCCAAGTTAGCGGTACAGATAGTTGGTAAAGGAAATATAGTTATTAATCCTAAAAACATTGACTATCCTAGTAGGGGTAAGTTAAATTCAGAATTAGCTAAAATAGACTTTGAGTATAATCCATATGTTGACTTTGAAATCGGTTTGGAATGCTATTACAAGTGGCTCGCAGACAGCACCTATTGGCAATCAAAACTCTCAAAATAGTATTCCATTTATTCGTTTAGATAGACAGTACGAATCTATTAAAGATGAATTACTCAGTGTCACTGATGAAGTATTAAAAAGTGGTAAACTAGTTAGTGGTAAGCACAAGTTTGATTTAGAAGAATATTTTTGTGAGTATTTACACTATAAACATGCATTTGCAGTGCATAGTGGAACACAAGCTTTAGAAATTATTGCTGAAGCTAATAAATTAGTAACATCATACAGAAAAAAAGAAAGTCATATCCTTTTACCTGATGTAAGCTATAAAGCTACATTACATGCTTTTATTCGTCATGGTTACAATGTTACTTTGGTTGATGTTGACGCATATGGTATGATGAAGTGGGATGAAGTTACAAAAATTGTTGAACAAAATCCTGATATCATTTATGATATTTGTATTGTAGGGTTATATGGTGCAAAACCATATTACAATAATTATAAAGAAAATGATTTACGATTTAAAGCATTGAGCACAATTACTATACGTGGTGGTAAAGTATATGAAGATGGTGCGCAACATTGGTTAAGTGGTAGAAATGAAATGTCTACCGCTATGGCAATTAGTTTAGATCCTACAAAAAACTTAAATGCTAGTGGTAATGGTGGTGTTATTGTTACTAGTTATGATAATTTAGCAGACCATATTAGAGCAATTTGCAAAAATGGTTCAGAAAATAGCATTTATGCTACACAATTAGGAACCAATAGTAAGCTAAGTGAAATTGATTGTGCACATGTTTTAGTACGTACTAAGTATATTGAAGCATGGCAACAACGCAGAAAAGATATTGCTGCCTATTATATGCGTGAATTTGCTAAACATGATATTGCAAACTTATGTGAATCAAAAGAAGAACGTATGTATGCATATCATAGCGTTAACAAGTTTGCAATTAGTGTAGAGAATCGTGATCGTTTGCAAGAATACTTACTTTTACATGGTATAGAGACTAAAATACATTACAAACAAAATTTATCAAGATATAGATTAGCTAAGAATAACTGTTCCTTCTTAGAGAATTCTTGGCAATTTTGTGCGCATACATTGTCACTTCCAATTTATCCTGAATTAACTGATGGTGAAGTTGAACGTATTACACAAACTATTATTAATTTTTTACATAAGTAAACGTTTTGATTCTAAACAGTCACGATTGCATAAACACGTTATTTTATCACAAACCACTGAATTATTACAAAAGATATCTTTATCGTAAATCGTAGCAATTTCTCCACCTACACGACATTTACCACGATATATTTTTGTACCAAAAATTACAATACTATTTAAACCAATATCACATTCCATTCCTTTAAAGTAATTAAGTTTTTGTAGCATAAAATCTTTTGGGTCACTTATTGAAATGGTAGAGTTATCATCAAAAGTAACTATAGATTTTTGTGTTAGTAATGTTTTAGGGTAAACTTTGGTTGCTGCTAGTTTACCTTTGACATTTGAGTATTGTTGAAATAACTGCAATTGTTCTGCACTATAAGGTAAAAGTTCTGAACCTAAGATAGGTTTTAGTTGACAATTTGCACCGACACGCTGTTGAATATAATCAAATGCTGTAAAAGTTGATTCAAAATTAGTAGGTGGTGCAGTGAATAATATTGTGACATGTACAGGCATACTATGAAAAAGGTTTATTTTTTCAACAAAAGCATCAATATTGTTTTTAAAAAACACTTCTTGTTCTGTGTGATAGGTAAAAATAATGTCATGAATACGTGGTTTGCTAGTAAATTCTTGCCACCACCGTAATGTTCTACTACCATTAGTAATCATACTGATATGATTAGAAGCATTTTTTTCTATAATATACTCAAATAATTCAGACAAATTGCTGTACAATGTGGGTTCTCCACCATTGAAAATAAACTTAGTAGGTGTATAATCTACACAAATATTGTCTACAAGATTACGATAAACATCTAATTTTTCAAAATGTATATCACCACGCTTATTGATTGGATAACAAAAACTACAATCGTAGTTGCAAAGATTTGACATAATCCAAGCAACATTTTGAAAAGGTGTTTCTTGTACTTTTTGTATATTGATTAACTTACGCACAAAAATATTTAGTACGATAAATAGCAATATGTGGATATTATCTTTATTACCTGAATGGGCTATTCATGCCATATTTGCTGCGGGTTTTGTTGGAATAATTCTAGGGTTTGTACTAGGGTTTATTCCTTTTGTTAACAAATATAAATTACCCATTCAAATTATTAGTATTTTAGTCTTTACTATTGGTGTTTATCTTGAAGGTGGATATGCTAATGAAATGATTTGGCAGATGAAAGTCAAAGAAATGGAAGTAAAGATTAAAGAGGCTGAAGTCAAAGCTGCACAAAAGAATGTAGAAATTCAAGAAAAAGTAGTTACTCAAACTCAAATTGTAAAAGAAAAAGGTCAGGATATTATTAAATATGTTGATAGATATAGAGACCGTGAAATTCTCAAAACAGTAGAAGGACCTGAACGTGTTAAGATTGAAGAAGTCATTAAGTTTGTAGAAAATTGTCCTATTCCACAAGATATAATTGATGCGCATAATACTGCTGCTAAAATGAATGAAGCAGCAAAAGGTGATAAAAAATGACAATCTCCAACGATGCTCGTTTTTTGATTGCCGTATGTTTTATCATGGTATTGTTTACTTTGGGTGGATGTTCACTATTTCAAAAACAGCCAATTCCTGTAAAACGTGAATTTCCGCAAGCCACACCTGAATTAATGAAAAAATGTGAGCAACTTAAAACCATACAAGGTGATAAGGTTGCTATTACTGAAATGTTAAAAACTGTAGTAGAAAATTATACGTTATATTATCAATGCTCAACTAAAGTAGAAGGTTGGCAAGAGTGGTACACTGAACAAAAAAAGATTTTTGATGAAGTAAAATGAAAGTTGCAGATATAACAAAGGATTATAAGTTGTACATGGCTAAGGTCACTGTAAAGCAGCAAGGCTATAGTGGGCAGGTTGAATTCACTGTAACTGCACAAAACTTAAACATGGCTAAAATCCTAATGAAAAGACAATACAATTTACAAGATCACCAAATTGGCTCAATTAGAGAAGTCAAATAAGGAATTATTATGAAAAACATTGCATTAATTGGTTTCGTAGTTTTATTAGCAGGATGTGCATCAAGCAAAGATCAATTATACTATGATGCTGCTAAGGCTATTAGCAAAGACAATACCATGAGTCAAACTGCTTGTTGGGCAGCTATCTCTGATATTGCCAAAGGTGGTAGTGAAGGTGCTAAAGTTGGTGCTATTAGTCTTGCAGAAAAGTGCAAGAACGAAACTATGAAGATTGAACGTCCTAGAAATTGGATGGGGTTATAATAGTTTAGCTATTTGTATAGCTAGTTCATCATTACGTGGTGCATCAGGTAAATCGTTATCGTTAATATCACGATATCCAATGATTGGAAACTCTACGTTTTCATTTCTAATAAATCGTTGTATAAGTTCTTTAGGTGCAGCAATACCATCAGCATCCATTAATTGACCATTAGGCAATTCTAACACAGCATGATCTGCACGTTTGCCATATGGTGTATCAGCAATTAGTACAACCACTTTACCACCATATTTTTTCTGTAATGCTTGAGCAAAAACTACACATCCCCCATCAAATGGTCCGCTATCAGTTTGTTGTACTAATAATGTATATATTTTGTTCTTATTTTTAAATGGAAATTTACCTTCATGTATGATTTTTCTAGCTATTATTCCATGACCAACAGGATATTCTTGGCTAAATCTAATAGGTTGTAGCATAGGGTATAGGTATTTTGTTGTACCACTTTGTATATCAAACTTAGAATCACGTGGTACAAGGTGTTTACGCTCTAGTTTTCTAAATGTTTCTTCATCTACAACAATAGGTTCGCCAACAATAGCAGAACCTATAGCGACTGCCTTACCTGTACCTGTACGAACGATGCCAACACGTTTACCTATGTATGGGTTAAGGGATGGTCCACGCCTACTTTCGTAATATTTTTTACCATCTACAATAAGATCAGCATAGTGTATGTCACCATCGCTACGTATGTTTATGCCAATTGATGGTATATTAAACTCATTAAACTTCATTTATTATAGCTTTCGTTTTATTAAATTACAAATATTTTACCAACACTAGAGTTTAAAACGTCATCAAACATATAATTCATATCATTAGCTAATCGTTCAGATGCTTCTTTTCGTTCATTTTCATCACGATATTCAGGTTTAATATTTAAATACTGTGTTGGATTACCAAAAACTTTACGCCCATATCCTAGGTTAGTTGGTAAAGGATTTAGTGTTACAGTGCCTGTACCTAAATATTGTGCAAATAATTCATACAAAAATTCATAAGGTCTACGAATTTGTCCTGTGCGACTACTGCGCTGTGTGCCAATAGCATTGAATAATGCATTGTATTCAGGAGTTAATTCTAAACTAAAGTTAGTATTAAATCTTGCTGATATCCTGCTGTAGTATTCTGCGAGCATATTGTTTACAGCACTAAAAAAATGCTTTTCAGCTTCTGACCAAGTACTCCATCCTCTATTGTTTCTTGTACCTGCTTGTATAGCATGTCCAAAACGATGTGCCATTATCCATGGTGTAAGCATCACTCTAGCATCACCTTTATTACCAACAAAGACTACGGTTATTGCGTCATCACTTCCATCAATGATTTGATCAGATTGCTTTCCAAAAATAGTTCTAATTTGATCAGTTGTCATTGGGCCATATTCTATATATTTGCCTGTGCCACTGATGTTACTAAAAAATAATCTAAAATCATATGGAGTTTTTTCAAAAAACTTTTGTGTTTTTAACTTATTAGTAGGATGTGGAACTAATCTTCTATCAACAGTATTAAATGGTCCTGATTTTGCAAAATCCCCCATCGGTTGGTAAGTGGACAATGCCATTTCATCAATGTCATCACTTGATTCAGTAATAAATTCTCTAGCTCTCATTTATATATTTATGATCAACGCTAAATAATATAATGGATAAAAAACACAAAAAATTGCTTACGTTTGCGAATTGGGTCATTGGTCGTTTAGGTATTGAGAATGAGCCACAGATACGATTTAGTGATGATAAATCAGTAGTGACTAAGCATAGAACATTTGGTTCAACCACACCTAATAATACAATATGGGTGCATGTTGGTGACCGTAATACAGCAGACGTTATGCGTACATTATGCCATGAATTAGTTCATGCTAAACAATTTGAAATTGGCACAGCAAAAGCAAAGATGAACCCAAAGCGTGAACAAAGAATAGAAGATGAAGCCAATGCTGTAGCAGGACGTATGATGCGTAAGTATGGTAAAATGGATGCTACCATATATGAGAGTAAAGAACGAGCATGTTGTGCAGAATTACGTCAAGGTTTGCTCAAATTAGACAAGACAGATTACGATACAATTGACCGTTTAATGAAGAAAATAGCTAAAAAGTATAGTATTACTCCAAAACAATTGCATGATTACTTTGTTGAAACCCATGGTGTTATACCTGATACATGGATTAAGAAGCAAAAAAAGTTGAAGGAAAGTCGTGAAGGGTCATTAACACATGAAGTAGCAGATAGTTTGCCACATGCTTATGTATTGCCTGATATTAATAGTGGTAATCCATATTTACAATACAAGTTTGGTGTAGCGATTGCTGCAGCACGTGGTGCACAAGCACGTAAAGATGATGACATTAATCCATTTGATGAAAATGGTATGTTAGATGTATTTTCGGATAAAGAATTTATTGTAAGTTTTGATCCACATATTGATCAAATTATTGCAGCAGCATTAAAGAAAATTGGTATGCCTGACAACAAAAAAATAGTTGGGGTAAAAGGTAGTAAAGAAAGCAAGGATGTTGACAAAGTAAGTCCTGTCATAGGATTCAAGGGGTTTTAAAATGAAAATCGTAGAAATTATTAATGAAGATAGAGTTGATGAAATTAATTGGCGCAAAGCTGCTGCTACAGGTGCTACCGCATTAGCTGCTATGGGCGCATTTGGTAAGGCAGATGCAAGCGACAATACTAGAAGAGTTAGTCCACAAGCAGATGGCTCTATGAGCCAAAGTTTTGCACAGCAAGTTGCTGCAAATGCATCAAAGATACAAGTAGTTAAACCTCTAGCCAATGATTTTGAACAAATTGTTTATAAAGATGCAAATAATAGATTTCTAAATGGCGTAAGAGATACTACAGATGGTACTATTATAGTTAAAAGTGGTGCTGATAGTTTTCAAGTTATAAAAGTTGCTAATGGTAGGGAAACAACTGATTATGTTGGTTCAAGAGATTTGGGTAATGATACAAAAGCAGCGTTACAATCAATAACTAACAAATCAGATTCACAGCCATTGGCTCAACCCACTCAAAATGTTACAGTAAAAGGAAATACATTAAGTTACAATGGAAAAGATTATAACATTGTTAAAATAAACAAAGATGGTCCGCAGCCAAGATTGAGCAAATTTGATGCTAAAGTTTTAGTCGCATATCCTGATTTAGGCATTAGAAGTATAGGATCTGCTAATGCAACTTTAGCAGGTGACACTGCTTACGTTTACATGGACTAATATGAAAATTTACGAAATTTTACGGGAAGATGCGGAAGACCGCCCCCATTTATCAAAAGAACAGCTTGATGCAGTAGAGCGTTTTGCTGATAAGTTATGGGAAAAATTAGGCATTGATGTAAAATTTGGTAGTCATTTTTTAGACCAATTATATCGTTATGAAAACGATCCACCCATATCAGGTGGTGAATTAGTACGCATGTTTAAGAAAGAATATCAAAAATTTGGTAAAGAAATCTCAGATTTGCCACCTGAAACTGAAGCGGTATTTATGGATTTACTTACTAAAGTGAATTTACCATTTGTTATAAAACAATATAATCCTAAAGAACCCAAAGTTTTGAAGACACAAACTATCATTCGTAAACCTAGTAATACAATAAAAGGTGAATTTTACCCCAAAGGTAAACCTTACAAAATTGGAAAAGACGATTAATTATGCGAGCTAAAGAATTTATAACAGAACAAAACAGTATTGGCGAACCACCTGTACGTGCGAAAGAAGCATCACGTGGTTTACATAAATTTCGTGACCTTGAAGGTATGGATCGTATTTATGAACTTAATCGTGTTATGATGGCAGTTGCTTGTACAGACGGGACAAAGCCTGTGACTTTAGACTCAGAAAGTTATACGGGACGCTATAATACGGCTCACCCTTATACAAAAGAAGAACAAGATATGTTAAAAGTAGCATATGCTGCGGTAGGTTCAGATATGCATGATTTTAATCAAGGTGATATGCGTAGTTTGGAAGTAAAAGACACTAATAAAACAAGTCCAATACAATCATTCAAAGGCTTTAAATAATTTTTTAATAAGTCTTTACTGCGTATAAGTAGTGTTACAGAGGAACACTATGAAAAATATTGATATTAACAAAACAGTTGATGCTATCAAGTTAAAATGGTATCATGAATGGTTAGCAACACATATTTACGATGAAGGACCTAGCGGTTTTCATCAACAACTTACAAAATCTGTAGTTGAAAAGTATATTGACCCACTTGAGTTACCAAAAGATGCTAGAATTTTAGACATGGGGTGCGGGCCTGGGTACTTTATGGACGAAATCAAACAAAAAGGTTATACCAATTATGTTGGAATTACCTTAAGTGATAATGATATTAAGATGTGTAAGGATAATGGACATCCTGTTGAACCATTTGATTTAAGTTTTTTGCCACAACAAAAAGGGTATATTGATGAAAGTACAGATTTAATCTTTTGCAGACATGCATTAGAGCATAGTCCATACCCATTGTTTACCTTAGCAGAATATAATAGAGTATTAAAACATCAAAAATACATCTATATTGAAGTTCCTGCACCAAACTGTGATCGTTTGCATGAATATAATTTAAACCATTATAGTATTTTTGGTGAGCGCATGTTAGCAGCATTATTACAGCGTACAGGATTTGATATTGATAAATTTGAAAATTTACAGTTTGAGCTTATTGTTGGCAAAAATGAAGATGGTACCGATAAAAAAGTCATGGAACATTTTTATTGTGTAGTAGCACACAAAGCTAGAGCACTTGATTTAAAATAGTACAAAACACTCATAAATATCTTTATGAGTGATGAATTAGACGATTTAAGAAAATTGGCAGGTATTACCCTGCCAAATTCATCTGATTATGGTGCAGCAATAAGTATGTCTGCTACCCAAAAAGCGCAAATAATGCGAGAGAAAAATATTAGGCCTGGCGACCCTGCGTGGTTTAAGTTATGGTTTGCCCAAACTCATCTAACGGGAGAAAAACCAATTTAGATAAATAAATTAATAGAGATATTATTATGGCAGAACCTAACCCATCCAATGTAGCCCCATGGTATTTACGTAATATCAACCAAGCACTTGCTTTAGATGAAACAAGTGGTAATGTTTATGTACGCACAGGTTTTACAGGAAATATTGTCATTGAAGGTAATGTAAATATACCTGGTAATATCGATGCACATATTTCTGAAGTTGGTAATTCAGGTAACCTAACAGTACCATGGATGCCTGTAAGTATTGATGGCAATAGTAACGTTACAATCGCAGGTGGTAACGTAGGCGTAAGTGGTAATGTAAATATTGGAACAATGCCCAATGTAAATGCTGCGGTAACAGGTACTGTAGCGGTCAGTAGTATTACAGGAAATATAGCAGGAATTACTAGTAATATTAATATTGGAACAATGCCCAATGTCAATGCCAATATAACAGGTGGGAATGTCAATGCTGCTGTAACAGGTACTGTTGCAGTCAGTAGTATTACAGGAAATATAGCAGGAATTACTGCTAATGTTACAGTAGTAGATGGTGGTGGTAGTTTAACGGTTGATGGTAATGTTGGTATTACAGGAAACGTTAATATTGGAACAATGCCCGAAGTTGAAATTAAAAATGATACAGGTAATCCTATATCTGTATCAAAAGACAGTAATGTAAACAGTGTAACTAATCCATTATACGTAGAAGGTGTAAATAATGCAAGCTTTTTTGCGCCAACACAAAGTGATAGTTTTGGTAGATTGCGTGTAAGTAATCCACAAACATTATTTGATACACAAACTAGATACTACAATCATAATCAATTTGCTAGCAATACAGCAGGTGCAGGTACGTATACATTTGATAGTAACAGTAGCACATTTGCTATGGCAGTTAATACTGCTAGCGGTGATAAAGTATATGCAGAAACATATAAAGTATTCCCATATCAGCCTGGTAAGAGTTTACTAATTTATTCATCATTCTGTATGAATATTGCTAAACCTAATCTACGCCAACGTGTGGGTTATTTCAACAGTCAGAATGGCATTTATTTTGAACAAAGTGACAGCACACTGTATATGGTCATTCGTAGTTATAGTTCAGGTAGTGTAGTTGAAAATAGAGTAGCACAAAGTAGTTGGAATGGTGATCCATTAAATGGTCTTGGACCTAGTGGTGTTGAGTTGAATACGGCAGTAGACCAAATCTTTTTCTGTGACATTGAATGGTTAGGTGTAGGTAGCGTTCGCACAGGATTCATCATTGGTGGTCAATATATTGTTGTACATACATTTAACCATGCTAATATACCAGGTAACACTACAACATACATGTCTACAGGTAGTTTGCCACTAAGATTTGAAATTGAGAACACAGGTACAGCAAGTAGTTCTAGCACACTAAGACAAATTTGTAGTACAGTAATTAGTGAAGGTGGTTACTCATTGTCAGGAACACCTAGAAGTATTGGACATAATTTGGGTACTCCAATACAATTACCCAACGACACTAGCTTTAAGCCATTGTTAAGCATAAGATTATTAAGCACTTGTCCTGATAGTATTGTATTGCCTACATTCTTTACCATAGCACCCGTAGCACAAAGTACATTTAAGTACCGTATCTATAGTAGAGCAGTAACTACTGGTGGAACATGGACTGGCATCGGAGCATCAAGTCCCGTTGAATATAATTTAGCACCTACTGCGGTCAGTAGTGGAGAAATTGTTACTGAAGGATTTATTATGTCAAGTAATCAAACTGCGGCAGCTCCAAGTCAGGAATCATTTGGTTTTGAAGTTCAACTACAAAGACAGCCTTTTACTAATGTAATGTACGAATATGTAATGACAGCCGCAACTATTGGTACTAACCAAGATGTTTATGCAAGTATTGAATGGCAAGAAGTCAATTAAGATATTTTAAGATATGTAATGAATAGTAGTATTCAACTTATTAAGAATCCTTATGAGTTAACATCATTTAAGGATGACAAACAGTTACAAGATTTCTTAAAATGCTGTGATCCTAATACAGGTTATCTGTATTTTATGGATAATTTTTTCATGATTCAACACCCTACTAAGGGTAGTATGAATTATCATCCATATGATTATCAAAAACGTTTAATTGAAACTTATCATAATTATCGTTATTCAATATCTTTGATGCCACGTCAAAGTGGTAAATCTACAAGTGCTGCAGGTTATTTACTTTGGTATGCCATGTTTGTTCCCGACAGTACAATTTTAGTAGCAGCGCATAAGTATGCAGGTTCGCAGGAAATTATGCAACGTATACGTTATGGTTATGAAAACTGTCCTACTCATATTAAAGCAGGTGTTGTAACTTATAACAAAGGATCATTAGATTTTGAAAATGGTAGTAGAATTATTAGTGCTACTACAACAGAAAATACAGGTCGTGGTCTTTCTATATCATTATTATATCTTGATGAATTTGCGTTCGTTAGACCAAGTATAGCTAAAGAATTTTGGACTTCTATTGCTCCTACACTAGCAACAGGTGGTAAGGCAATTATAACAAGTACCCCAAATAGTGATGAAGATCAGTTTGCATTAATTTGGAAAGCAGCTAATAAAACTCAAGATGAGTATGGTAATGATACAGAATTAGGAATTAATGGTTTTAAAGCATATAAAGCACATTGGAGCGAGCAACCAGGCCGTGATGACGCATGGGCTGAATCCATGAAATCCCAACTTGGTGAAGAAAGATTTAGACGAGAAATTGGTTGTGAATTTGTTATTGGTGATGAAACATTAATTAATCCACTAATGTTAACTACGCTTGAAGGCATTGAACCCATTGAACGTATGGGTCAAATAAGATGGTATTCTAAACCAAAAAAAGGAAATATTTACTGTGTGGGATTAGACCCAAGTTTAGGTACAGGTAGTGACCCTGCTGCTATACAAATTTTTGAAGCTAATACTACCACACAAATTGGAGAGTGGAAACATAATAGAACTACCATACCTGAACAAATTAAGTTACTAGCAAAGATTAATGATTATATTGTAGAATGTACCAATGAACCTAATAATTTATATTATAGTTTAGAGAACAATACGATTGGTGAAGCTGCTTTAATTTCTTTATCAGAATATGGTGAAGAAAATATTAAAGGTACGATGTTAAGTGAGCCTAAACAGGTGGGTGCAGTAAAACGTTATAGAAAAGGTTTCAATACAACACAAAAAAGTAAACTAGCAGCATGTAGTAAGCTTAAAAACCTTATTGAAAGTCAAAAAATGGTGCTTAAAAGTAAAGCATTAGTGACAGAACTCAAGTCTTTTGTTGCAGCACAAGGTAGTTATGCTGCTAAAATAGGCGAAACAGATGACTTAGTAATGGCAACATTACTTGTTGTACGTATTTTACAGCACCTTCAAAATTATCATAGTGATTTAGATACACATATTCGTGACCACAGTGAATACGTTGAACCCATGCCCTTTATAATGACATTAAGTTCTATAACCTGATAAATACACTATAAAAGTGGATTTATCATGCCAAAGAATAATGAACTTATCAATGTAGACTTAGACAATTTTTTAGATGCTAAAGGTATGGATGCTATTCCATATGATAGTAGTGGTAAACAAGTGCCTATACCCGATGATGCTGAATTATTTCAGTTTAAATTCGCACCTAATGGCAATGAAAAAGCAACTGCAACCGTATCAATTGACGGTACTAAGTCATTAAATTTGTATTATGATGATGCTATTATGAATGAAGATGATGGTAGCGATGATTGGTTTCAGTTTGTTAAACAATTAAAACGCTTTGCCATGATGCATCAGTTAGATTTTAAAACAAAAAATATTGATAGGTTAGCTACTGATATGAAAAAACGTGAACATCAGAAAAAATTAGATGAAGGTTATTACGGTACACGCCATACAAGTTATAGCGATAAGAATCCTGGTACGGTGAAGATGATCCTTAAACATAGCCGACCATTAGAAGAAACTGATGCACGTTTTCGTAATATTCAAAAGATTTTTTTAGAAACAGAAACAGGTGAAAGATTTTTACTTGATACCAAAAAACCAAGCGTAGCAAGAGCATATGCTAGACATTTAGCTGAAGGTGGTCGTTATAATGATGAGCGTTGGAACCATATTAGCGAAATAGCAGAAGATATCAACCGTTTAGGTGGTTTTGTACGTGCCACACGCAACAAACAATTTAACGAAAGCGCAATAAAATTAGTAAACGAAGCGCAAAATCATTATCAAGCATTGCGTGAAACTGTTAAACAGTTACAAGGTTCACGTGGATATAATAAGTATTTTGAAAGTTGGAAACCTACATTAAACGAAGACAATGTTGACACATCCATTTCACAAATGTTTTTAACACAACGCTTAGATCCACGTGTAGAAAGCGCAATTCCTGTGTTACATCGTTTGTCTAAGAACATAACAGAAATGTCTGAAGTCAATGATTTTAACGAGTGGGCTAGTGGTATTGTTAATGAAGTATTACATCCAACATCAACAGGTTCACTTGATGATTTAGTAGATTTACTTGGAGCAGATAGCGAGTTCTTAACATTAGGACCTGATGGCAAAAATGCTATCAATGAAATTGAAGGTATTCTTGACGAACCTGCGTTAAATTCACGCTTACAAAAAGCAGGTATGAGTAAACCTGACCAAGATGCACGTCCTATTATCATTGGTTGGATGCAAGAAAATGCACAAGATAAACACTATGAGGAAATTCTTGATAAAATTTCTGCAGAAGAAACTCCTGCTGTTGCTCCAACACCTGCTCCAAAAGCTGCCCCAAAAACAGCAGCACCTGCGCCACAAGATGTTCCACCACCTCCTCCACCTCCACCTGCTCCTGAAGGTGGCATGCGTGAAGATTATGACCCACGTTTGTCACAAAAAACACAAATTGCAGGTACTTTACCCACCTATCGTTATGCAAAAGGTTTGTTAGATAAAGTAGACGGACCGCAAGGCAAGACATTAGACTTTGGTGCGGGATTGGGATTAGGTTCATCAGAGATTGGTGCTGATAGTTATGAAATGCATCCTAAGGCAGGATTTAAGCCTAACTTTGATCGTGTTGATAGTATACCTGATGAGTCATACGCAAAAATTGTATCATTAAATGTTCTTAATGTTATACCTAATGATAAAGGTTGGCGTGATGCAGCAGTAAAAGATATTGGTCGTATCCTTATGCAAGGTGGTTCAGCACTTATCACAACACGTGGCAAAGATGTTTTATCTGCAAAAGGTGAGCCACAAGATGAACCTAATAGTATCATTACAACTGCAGGAACGTTCCAAAAAGGATTTACTCCACAAGAATTAAAAGGTTATGTACAAAGTGTGCTTGGTGGTGGGTTTACTGTAAAGACTGTAAAAGTAGGTAGTGCACCTGCAGCAATACTCGTGACTAAGGGTGGTGAGCAAGTTAATGAGCTTAAAGGTAAGATGCCTACACCTGATGAAATGCGAGCTTTGTTACAAAAACAAAAGAAACGTTTTGATGACCAAGGTTTTGTACGTGCAGCAGATGATACAGCAAAGATGCTCAAACAACGTACACAGCAACCTAGTGCTGCAGTAGAGGAATATTTAAAAGAGTTTGAAGGTGAAATTGAAGAAGCATGTTGGAAAGGCTATCATAAAGATGGTATGAAAACAATGTTTGGTAAAAAATATCCTAATTGTGTTAAAAATAAAGCCAATGAAAACGCAATGTTAGATGAAGGTATACCCAAAAACGCAACAGAAAAGAAATTATTTGAGTTGTTACAAGCTTGGAGTATGTTTATATCATTTAAAAGTGCTGCACTGAAAAATCATGGTATTGATCAAGCAGCAACTAATGAATTATTAGATATGTTTCGCACCTATCAAGGACCTGTGATTAATGGTATAAAATGGACTGAAATGACTAAAAGTGATTTATGGCAAAATCCCAAAGTTATTCCTCATTTACTAAAATATATCTATCAAGCAATTCCTTATGTAGAAGAAAGAATTAAAAAATTTGTGCGTCCTAATGAACAAGGACAATATTTAGATTATATTAATACTCACTTAAAACCTGCGTATAAAGAAGTTGTCGGTTTATATTCTAATCCCCCTGTAAAAGAAGCATCTAAAGACAAAGAATCTTCAGTAAAAGTACGTAACCCTGTAGCCAAAAATGCTATGGCAGGAATTGGTGGTGGGGGTATGGGCAAACACAAAGATAAAAAACAAGCTGATAAGCGTGGTGAAGTAAAACATAAAAAAGATAAAGTCCCAATGGATCTTGAAGAAGGATCACTTGATAGGATTAGAAAACTATCAGGTCTATAATATGTCAACATCAATACTGTTGGAATCTGCTAAACCACCTGTTGGTCGTGAATTCCAACACCTTGAAGATTTAATTTACATAGAAGGCGCACGTGGTATAAAACGTGTGCTTGAGTGTATTGCAGGTATTATTAAACGTCAACCACTTGAAGTAAAATGGGATGGTAGTCCTGCTATAATTTTCGGTAGGACAGACAATGGTCGTTTTCACTTTGGTGACAAATATAGTCGTGATATTGTAGACAGTCCACAAGCAGTATATGAACAATATATTGGACGTAAACCTAAGCGTACATTTGAGCGTGAACAATTTGCACGTGATATGGCAGCATTGTATGAAATATATGAAGCAGCAACGCCAAAGGATTTTCGTGGTTACTTAGAAGCAGGATTGTTATACAAAAATTCGCCAGGTCTTTTAGAAAATTGTTTCCAATGTAACCCAAATACTGTAATTTATAAAATAAACCCACAAAGTCAATTAGGACAACGTATTGCCAATAGTGTAAGTGGATGTGCCGCCACTGCATATTTTCGTGACTTACCCGCTACAGGTGGTAGACGATATCCTGTAGGTGATTATGCCAATAGTTTTACAGGTAATAAAGTTGTTGTTATTCCACCATTACATACAAGTGATTCACCAAAATTAGAACGTACATTATTAGAAAAATATTGGAACTTTGCCAAACAAAAGCGTAATAGTATTAATGAGTTTGTATCACCAATGGTTATAAAAAAGATTCTATATGAATATGTCAACAGTCAAATTAATGAAAATGACTTAGATGCGTTACATAATTTAGGAGATAATTTCACTACCTATGCACGTGATAGTTTATCTGCCAAAGAACAAAACATATTGGCTGAACATTTAAAAACACATTTAGATGGAGCTAATGACACTTTTAGGATGATACGTGCTACTATGAAAATTAAAGATTTAATTGTTGACCAACTTGAAGAAAGTACATTACGCAAGTTAGGCATTGAGGCAGAATTACCTGATGGACAACGTGGTGGTGAAGGATTTGTTTACGATATTAACGAAGGTGTTAACCCAATCAAACTAGTCAAACGTGGCGCATTTACTAGAGCAAATAAGTTCAAAAATGAATCTAAGTATTTAAAAGAATCAATTAGTCGTAATGGTAAAAGTGATCGTGCGGTAATAACTTTTGGTCGTTGTATGGGTCACCGTGGGCATATGTACTTAGCTAACAGTGTGTTTACCACAGCTAATGAACAAGGTGCAGATCCTTATGTGATATTAAGCAGAACAATGGGTGAAGATGATCCGCTTACACCTAGTGAAAAATTATCTATCTATCACAAAGTATTTCCTAATCACAAACAATCTTTTGTTGCTGCTGACGATAGTATGCCTACATTGATGAGTGCGTTGAAGAAGTTAAATGAATTAGGATATAAGCATGTTACGGCTATATTTGGTAATGATCGTGCTGATAGCATGAGTCATGTAAAAGAGTATAATGGGCGCAGTTATAATTTTGAAACATTAGATGTGCTAAGTAGGCAACAAACGAATGACCCATATAAGAATATAAATGGACCACGTGGCACAGATATGCGCAAGGTATTAATTGATCCTAATTTATCTGAAGAACAAAAATTTGGATATTGGCGCAAGTGTATGAGTCCACAATTAAGTGATGATGATGTACAATATATTATGGACATAGTGAAAAAACGTATGGGGCATGAATTACATGAGGCTGATAACCCAAATTATTTTGGTGGAAATAGTTTAAGCCCAATTGGTGGAACACCTGAAGATTTGCAAGATACACGCACACCTGCCCAAAAGCGTAAAGATGCCAAGCGAGCAATCAAACAAGCACGTGAATTACGCAAATTTATGGGTCATAATTCAGTACGTTAAGAATATATATTTTTTGCGTACCTGTTTATCCTAAATACTTTTAACACAGAAAGAAATCAAGTATTATTCAATCTGTGTTCGTTGTTCTCGCAACTACACTTAGGTCTCAATTTTAGCTACACTTTTAACTTTTTAAGGAGAATATAAAATGTCATTAGCTGCAATTCGTGCAAAATTGGCTGCACAAGAAGCCAAATCAAATCCCCAAAATAACACACAATATACAGGCGATAATGCCATCTATCCATTTTGGAATATGGAAGAAAACACAACCACTACGGTTCGTTTCTTACCTGATGCTGATGGATTGAATGATTATTTTTGGGTTGAGCGTAATTTAATTACGTTAGAATTTAGTGGTATCAAGGGTCAAGAATCAAGGAAAGTATTTGTCAAAGTACCATGCGTTGAAATGTATGGAGACAATTGCCCTATTCTTGCTGAAGTACGTACATGGTATAAAGACGCATCATTGAAAGAAATTGCAAACAAGTATTGGAAAAAGCGTACTTATATTTTCCAAGGTTTTGTGCGTGGTTCTGCGTTTAAGGAAGATAGTTTACCTGAAAACCCAATTCGTCGTTTTATTATTTCACCACAAATTTTTGGTGTGATTAAGAGTAGTTTGATGGATCCTGAGATTGAGGAAAATCCCACACATTATTTGAAGGGTCTTGATTTCAAAATCGTTAAGACTAGCAAAGGTGGTTATGCTGATTACAGCACAAGTGGATGGGCACGTAAAGAAAGTGCACTCACTGAGGCTGAGCATGCTGCTGTAGACAAGCATGGTTTATTTAATTTAAAAGATTTCTTACCAAAGAAACCTAGCGAAAGCGAACTACGTGTTATGAAAGAAATGTTTGACGCTAGTGTTAATGGTGAGGAATACGATACTGACAAGTGGGGAGCATATTTCCGTCCACGTGGTGTACAAGCATCTAAAGATACTGCTTACCATGATGACGATTCATATGTTGCTACACCACGTCAACAAGTTTCAACTCCTGTAGTAGATGAGGATGAGGAGCCTGTTGTAACTTCTGAAGTAAAGGTTACAACACCTCAAACCTCTGATACAACTGCCAACATTCTTGCTATGATTCGTAGTAAGAAGACTGCGCAAGCGTAAATAGCAGTGTGCTGAGTGGTGGGTTTCCACCACTCCATTTTAGGAGAACAAAATGACACTACCTGATGAAAGATACAGGGCACTCAAGCAAGGTAAAAAATTGTTGGAAGAGCTATGCGACCCAGGCCGTACCCCACGTGTACCAAGCTCAGTACGTGATCGTGCTAGATCAACACTAAAACATTTCCCCAATGATTATGAAATTGATTGTCTTGCTGACAGTGCTCCAAGTATACTTGATAAACAATTATTTAAAGTATATACAAATAACTCTATTGCAAAGTAAAGACTATGGGAAAACCGTTTGATATAAGTAAATTTCGTAAAGACGTAACAAAAAGTATTGAAGGAATTAGTATAGGATTTCATGATCCCACTGATTGGATTTCAACAGGCAACTATGCCCTTAACTATCTTATCAGTGGTGATTTTAATAAAGGTGTACCACTTGGAAAAGTTACTGTATTTGCAGGTGAAAGTGGTAGTGGCAAATCATATATTTGCAGTGGTAATATCGTAAAAAATGCACAAGAACAAGGTATTTTTGTTGTTTTAATTGACAGCGAAAATGCACTTGATGAAAGTTGGTTACATGCACTAGGTGTAGATACAAGCGACGATAAATTGTTGAAAATGAATATGGCAATGATTGATGATGTTGCTAAAACGATTTCAACTTTTATGAAAGACTATAAGGAAACACCTGTTGCTGAAAGACCTAAAGTATTATTTGTTATTGATAGTTTAGGTATGCTTATGAGTCCTACTGAAGTAAACCAATTTGATAGTGGTGACCTTAAAGGTGATATGGGACGCAAAGCTAAAGCATTAAAAGCATTGGTTACTAACTGTGTAAACATGTTTGGTTCATTCAATGTAGGATTGGTTGCAACTAATCATACCTATGCTTCACAAGACCCATACAATCCTGATCCTAACGTAAGTGGTGGACAAGGTTTTGTATTTGCTAGTAGTATTTTAGTAGCAATGAAAAAACTTAAACTAAAAGAAGATGAAGAAGGTAACAAAACATCCGATGTGCTAGGTATACGTGCAGGTTGTAAAGTAATGAAAACACGTTTTGCCAAACCATTTGAAGATGTTGAAGTACAAATTCCATACGAAACAGGTATGAATCCTTATAGTGGTTTTTTTGACTTAATTGATAAAAAAGGATTTGTTACTAGAGAAGGAAACCGCTATATGTATACTGATTTAAATGGTGAAGTACATCGTTACTTCCGTAAAGAGTGGACAAAAAATGAAAACGGTATTATGGATTTGGTAATGAAGGAATTTTCTCAACGTGAAAAACTAGTAAATACTGAACTAGCGGAGGCAGAACAAAATGCTTGACACAGTTGCAGCAGTTTATGAAGTACTTAAACGATACATCAGCACAACCGATATGCGTGATGCTTCTGAAGATGTACTTAATGTATTGATTGACCATGATGTTCATTTTGACGATGTACGTGAAGCGTTTGCAGGTGAAAAAGACATGCTTAATGCCTTAAAAGCATATCAAGATGATGAAGCAGATTATGACGATGATGAGGACTTCGCAGATGACGAAGATTATGATGATTGGAACGATAATGAGTAAGTCATGGGTTGGTTCAATACAGTAACTCAAAACTTATCATCATTACCTGAATTCATTGACCATTATCAAGATGAGTTAAATCAAGCAAAATATGAAGTAAAAATTATTAAAGGCGAACGTGTTGAACGATTGTTAGCCATGCTCCCAGGTATCACCGAGCATCGTTTCAATCAACTACAAGAGATTGAAGCTGTTTTAGATTATATGAATGGACAACTTCGTAAAACACGTAGTCTTGCTTTTAAAAAGTATCTTGAAAATTATCCACGTCAATTAACATCACGTGATGCTGAACGCTATGCTGATGCTGAACAAGATGTTATTGACATGGAAACGCTAGTCAATGAAGTTGCGCTCATGCGTAATCAATGGTTAGGTATTATGAAAGCACTTGAGTCTAAAAACTTTATGCTAGGTCATATCGTGCGATTGCGTGTTGCAGGAATGGAAGATATTACAATTTAATTTAAAAAAACGCTTGACAAGTTATCCTAATTCACTTATACTTCCCATATAGTCAGTCAACACCAAAGGGGAATACGATGAAAATTGCAGTTTACACTCAATACTCCGAAAACTACGGTACTGCTGATGCTCCACGTTGGAAGTCTAAGGGTGGTGAAACCTACCTCATAAACAACCTTTCTGTTAAGGATGTTTTCTTTTTCAAAGATAACCCTAATATCCTCAGCAATAAATTTAACTTTAGTAATGAGTTTGCCGAGGAGTGTGTTGTAAACTTTAACATTCTTGATGATGACGATATGACATTCTGTAAAGAGTGGGAATTACCATTCTTAAAACAGTTTTCACGTAGCGACTTTGCCACTGCTTGACAGTGGTAGAGTTTTTATCTATAATCACAGTATAGTAAATACTTCAAGAGGAAACAAAAAATGATGTATGCGAATCGTGAAGCTGAAGAAAACATGATTTTTGTGCGTTCCCGTATTAAGTATTCACAAGGTGTATACACGTCACTAAAACAACGTTGGTTTTGGATGGACAAACCTAAAGATCTGATTGAAAAAGAAGATCGTACTACTCCTTATGGGATAGAAGTTAAAGCAGGTGAGCGTATCTTGTCAATTGATTCTGTTGCTGTATGGGCAGGATATGGTGTACGTAGTCAAGTACCTGTTGTCCATGTCGCAATCCTTGATCGTGTTGGTGTACGTGCTTTTTATAAATTAGGTGGTAAAGGTAACTTGCGTGATGGATGGGAACCTGACCCCAAGAAAACTAAACTATTGTGGGAGCGTCCTGCAGATGTTGTGGGATTACCTGAAGAAGAACCCAAAGAAGTTAAAAAATCTGTAAAAATGGGTGAAGTTGGAGATACAATTATTGTAGAGGGTACCGTAGTCAAGCATGAAGTGTTGCCAACTGTTTATGGTACTGTTGACAAGTTTATTATTAAAGATGCTAATGACAACCTATACATGTACAAGGGTACAAAGTTTCTAACTGAGAAAGGTGGTTTTGTTAAACTTGAGACTAAAGTTAAAGATCACTTTGAGATGGGTACAGGATCAGGTACATGGTTAACGATTTTAGGTGGTAAGGGTAAAAATACAATGAATGTTCTAATTCAAGAAAGTTTTCAAACATGAGACTATTAATTAAAGACAACAAGTTTACACCATTAGGTTTGTTTCTTGCACTGTTATTTGGACTGCTTTATCTACCATTATGGATATTATTTCATCCCAAACAATTTTTGCAAGAATGTCTTAAACCGTGGTTTAAAGAATGAACAATCACTTACGCACTATTGCGACCAAAGCTAGTCGTGACGTTGATTTAGCCTATATGGGTGATGCTTATGCTATTGCCCTTACTAAATCTATCGTAAAGGATTTAACCGATGAATTAGGCAAGGTTAAATGGATGGGTGATGATGAAGGATGGGATAAGGCGATTGATGCGGTAAAGAAAGAATTAAAGTCAAGATATGGTATTTGACCTTGTTTCCATTATTTCATCATAAGTTTTTACAATATCTAATGTTTGTGGATTATGAGTTTTATCATAAGGTACAGGTAGTGTTTGCCATTCGTTTTCAGTAACATCACAGGTTATTAGTATTTTATATTTGTGCCCATCACTTGTATAAAGTTCTACATTTTCCAAACCAATCATACTATGTGATGCTTTGATAAGTGCTTCACCTAGTGTACGTAATGCTGCTTTTTCACCTACAATAAATGCACGTCCGTTTGGTTCATTATGATTGTGCATATGTAGTCTGCCTTTTGTATTAACCATTCATCAAATCCTTTATCTTTAAACGTTTGTGTTTTTTAACAGTAACATACTCTGTATTGTTTTTATAACCTAATTGTCCTATTCCCCATAGTATGGGTTGGTCGTGCAGACTAATGGCTCGGTCAACAATAACATCTAAGTATTTTCCATTGCCTGTTCCCAATGTAACGAAGGTAATGTATTCTTTAGGTTTACTCTTGAATACACGATAGTTGGCAACCAAGCCACAGAATTCAACCTCGCCTGGTTTGCGGATTTCATTACAATACGGTATAAATTTTTTACTATGCCATCTACCTTCTTTTGATAATTCTGATAATTCATTACCTTCATACACACTAATTACAGCATCCGCTAATTTAGCCTCATGATGATATACCCAACGGCTATAACTTCCCTGACAATGTTTTAACGTAGCTTGCCAAAACTTTTGTGGATTATGTGCTTTTTGATAAGCAATTGCCCATATCAATCTACCTAAATTAATGGCATGAGCACGACATAACCCAAAATTACTTAACTCACGCAATGCTTGAAATATTTCATCTTTATGTTCATGATCGCCAATCATGTTCATAAACTCAAAGATCTTTTCTTCATCTTTTTTAGCAAATGCTCTACGCCACATATCAGCAGTATATTGATCACATCCTAACAATTGACTGATTAGTACGATAGCATCATCTTCAAAAACAATAGTGTTATTAAAATTATCTTTGCTCCAATCTTGAAAAAAACTTGCTTTACGTCTACCTTGTGTGGCAACAGGTCTAATTAATGCTGTAGCCAATACACAATCTTCACGTTTTTTTGGTTTTACCGCACGTAACAGTCTACGCATAGCAGGACTTTCTGCTTGAGTTACACCTAGCACATTACCACTGCTCAATAGCTCAGATGTTTTTTCATCATACTCAGGATAGTCTAGTAAGTTTTTAGTAGGGTCAATTTCATATAATTGGGATAACCCACGATTAGCGAGTATATCAATTTTAAAATGTTCTAAATCTTCTATCTCATACTTGTCTAGTAATATTTGATTTTCAGCATTGATTAAACTTTTTGGTACAGCACGATCAAAGATCAATATACCACCACAATGTTTACTAATACATCGTTTCTTACCAAGTAACTTATTTGCTAATTTTTTAGCATCTTCAGCATAATCAGGTATAAGTTTTTCTAAATTTAAATCACGTGGTAGTCTACCTTTTGCACCAAATCGCTTAGCTGCTTCACGTAGCGCACTTTTTTCTTTGTAGGTAACGTAATTACTTACTCTAGCTGATTGTCCTTTCCACTTGTTAAATATACGATTCATTACCGTAACTTGTTGCCAATGTGGAAAATCTAAATCAATATCAGGTAAGTCATCACGCTTAGGATTGATAAAACGTGATAGTGGAATGTTTTCTTTGATAGGGTCAACATCACTAATACCAAGTAACCAACATACTAAACTACTACCTGCGCTACCACGTGTCATATGTGGTATATCATGTGTAATACGTAGTATTTCTACCACACGTAAAAAATGTTTTGCAAAATTAAGATCAAGGATTAAACTAAGTTCTTCTTCTAATCTATTTTCGTATACTGCTTCTTTGGGTAGAGGTCTTACAAAATGACTAACTAGTACTTCTAACTGCTTAAACTTTTCTTCCATATGTGCCCTTAGTGTAGATATAAGTGAGATGTATATGGCAATATTTATGTACCCATATGCCGAAGAATAAAAACTTGACAACTCAATAGGGTTGAGTTACACTATAGTATTATGCAAGGAGAACAAACATGATTTATTTGTTTATCAGCGTATTGACTTTAATGATCGCAGCAAAAGACTTTAATGATATGGATAACAAGCTAGGATGGTTTGGAATTATTGTATCTGCTTGTAACTTTTCTGCATTCTTACTTGAATATTTCTAAATATATCTATGAGTAATTTTATTTGGGTTATACTAGGTGCGCTATTGTGTTTACTACTTGGAGCTATCATAGGATTTTGGATAGAAGAATTAACCTATTCGCCACTTACACGTGGTTTTTATGAATGTAAAGGATGTTGGTAATGAAATTGTTTGATACGTACGAAACTGTTGACACTATGAAACCTTGTATGAAGCGACCTATTGTTGTACATGCGGTACAAGTTAATGAAGAATTTAGAGTAAATAGTTTAGAAGGTGACTATGCACAAGGTAAAGCAGGTGATTATTTAATGCGTGGTATAAACGGTGAACTGTATATTTGTGACCGTGAAATTTTTGAGAAAACATACGATTTTGTAAATGTCTGATAAATTAGTTGAATTAGTTAAACGTGCAGGATTTAGTAGTACTTACGAACAAGTACGTCTTGAACGTTTGATATGGCTAACTGCTCTAGAAATTAGTCCACTATTAACTGAAGAAGATTGGCTAAAAGTAAAAGAATTGTTGCAGTTACCTGATGATGTACAGCAACGTAAAAACTTTAATTACTTGACAAAATTTAAACAAGAAGATCCTGAAGAATACATGAAGTAGTTGTAAAAATACAACTTGACAGTATATCCAATTTTTACTATAATTTCTCTATAGTCAGATATAGGAGATAGACATGCCACTCGTTCAATATATGGATCACACTCACCCTGATGCATTCGTAGATTTTGAAAAGCTTGAACCAATGGTTAATACAGGTTATACCAAACCATGTCCTGTATGCGAATGCCATGGGGGGTGGAATCTTAAACTAAACGCTTATCCACTACACGATAAGCCCAATACTGCAGAAAATCGTCATCGTTATTCACACTTCCGTTCAAACTGCTCACATTGTAACGGGTATGGTTATACATTGCCTACTGAAACTTGCAATGGTCATGAGTGGGAGCGCAAGCAAAACCTAGGTCGTTGCTACAATTTATATGTGTGTATAAAATGCAACAAGCACATGGAAGTTGATTCTAGTGATTGACAATATATCTTAATTGATGTACAATAGTTTTTGTGGTGATTAATTCTTAACGGAGATTGAAATGAGTAAAGCCCTAGTAAACAAACTTGCCAAGATTCGTGCTGAAATTGCTCTATTGAAGGTAGCAGAAAAGAAGGTTGAAACTGCGTTGATTACTGCTGCTAATTTTGATAGCATGACGTTTTTCGGTACTGCTACGGTTGCCACTGTAGTTCCCCAACACGAACGTGCTAGTGTTAAGTATGAAGCTATGGTGCGTGATGTACTTGGTGATGCCAAAGTAGAATCGCTTGCTGAAGCATATACCAAAATCAGCAAAGTTAGTGCTGCTGTGAAATTGTCAACCTTAGTTAAGTAAGGTACATATGAAAGTTCAATCAGTAGGTTCAGCAGATTCAAGTGGAGCACGTAACGTGATGATGGAGTTATGGCGTATGACCATGACTCAACGTGTTCAACATGATTTACAACAACGAGTATCAGGTAGAAAAAGTGAGCCTGAACCACGTAAAGTTGAACCTGCGGTTAAGGTAGAAATTAGTGATAGCGCACGTTATATTTTAGCTACACAAGCTGCTGAGAAGCATAAATTGGAACAAAAAAATGAACGAACGAATTAGAGAACTTGCTGAACAGGCTGAACTACCTGTAATAGATGGCATGTGGGATTACAATGATCGTGAAATTCTTCGACGAGAAGATGGCGAATGGCGAGTAGCCACTCCAGCAGAAATCATCAGTCTTTTGTTTGCGTGTGAAAAAGGTAGAGAAAAGTTCGCCCTGTTGATTGTGAAAGAATGTTGCCAATATCTCGACAATGAAGCAGAAAGATTGTTTGGTCTTTCTGAATCAGAAGAAGATCCTGTTTTTCAATCAAATTTTGAAATTTGTGCTGAAAAGTGTTATGATAATATTCAAGGTCTAAAAGAACATTTCGGAGTTGAAGAATGAACGAGATTGGTTTGGCACTGCTGGCCTGTTATGTGATAGGTTTTGTCACTGGTTT